TCATAAGGCCACCGTTGTCCACCCCTTCCCACGATCATCATGGTACCTATCCGTTTGTTGTTGAGTTTTATGTCCAAGTAAATCTTTCGTGTTTATACCTTGGGCTTTATATAACCGCTCGGAAAGCGATCTTTGTTCATGGAAAGTTGCCGGTGTACCTTGTCCCCAGTCAATATCTGCACTGTCTCTTGCCTTGCTGAAATTCATGGTCAGTGTTCTGGGTTTCACCTGTGCTCCTCGCTCAGCCTGTGAGGTGGTTCTAAAGAAATGAACCAAATAAGGGCTTACTGCATAATCCCGGCAACGACTGATTACATCTCGGAGGCTCCAGTTGATTGCGTTGCAACGCAGAGCTAATGGTATAGCGATTTTGCTTCCGGTTTTCTCTTGCTCAACGTGTAGATGATCGTCCCAGATGTCCGAGAATTTCATACGGGATATATCACCTAGTCGCTGTCCTGTTACTATGGCTAAAAGCATGGCGTTCCCCATGTATTTGTGATTTTCATCGGCTATATCAAAAATCTTTTGCCATTCCTCAAGAGTGAGGCGCTGGCGAGTGATCTTTCTACGAGGTTGTTTAGTTGCTAGTGCAGGGTTATAACCAGGAGGTACTTCTCCCGCATGCTGAGCTTCTTTAAAAACATCTATTAGGACAGAGCGAATGACCTGAGCCATTCTGGGTTGTCCCTCCGCTAAATATTCATCAAGAATTTGCGCAACATCTCGAACATTGACAGCGGATATTAATTTCATTCCTACCCGTTCCTTAAGCAGAGATACTGGTTTTGCTTTTTGTTTGATAGTGTTTTCTTTAATATCTCCGGACTTCAATCTTTCCTGCTGAATCTTCCAGTAACGTTCAAGCCAGGTGTTAGTTGATATTGATTTTCCTGAGCTGGTGGAAATTCTGTCAGTGATTGCCATTATCTGGCGGGTTTGTTGTTCCGCCAGTCTTTTATTTGCTTCAATAGCTATTGCCGTGGCCTCTGCTTCGTCTGTTCCTAGACTATGAAACTTACCAGTTATCGGGTGCTTATAACGCCAGTATACTTTATTAACCTTTCTGCTGAAGAGCGGGTATAAATTTGGAATAGATATATTATTTTTACGTGGTCTGGCAGCCATCGTTCAAAATCCTCTGCAAAAGAACAGGGTCGCTTTTCTTTACTACAGGAGTGGTCAATGTACCGACCAACTCAGCATCCTCCCTGACGCGCCAGAATCGACCTTCTTTTTTGGCTGGGGGAGAAAACATATTCTGTTTAGCATAATTCCTGAGAGTGGAAACACTTGGAGGATTGCTTCTGTATTTCTCGTTTGCCCACTCTTCAAGGGTTAACATCTGGAGCATATGTTTTACCTCATCATGGCCCATTGCTGGGCCAGTATCTGAAAATACAAAATCAGTTTTGAATCAATTTTTGCAGCACCTGATTGCCGGCAATTATTCGCTGCCAGATCGCTGATACATAGCGGGCCTGATGAATAGCATCAGCGAGGGCATTGTGACGAGACCCTTCAAACGGGATCGTTGTTTTGGGGTCGAAGCTAATGGCTTGGCCGAGCTCTACCATTGTTCGTACGTCCCGATCGTTCCAGTATTCCCACGGATAATCTTCAGCAATGCAATCGTAAGAAGAACGCAGAATAGAGTTGTCGAATGACGCACCGTTACCCCATACCTGCGCCTTTTTGCTCCCACCAGCGACATTATCAGAAACAAATTCTCTGAACTGGAGTAATGCATCCTGCAACGGGATAGCATCATCATTTACGATCGCAGAGCGTGCTTCGGAGGACTGCTTAAGCCACCAGATAACAGTAGATGGATCGATTACGGCGCCCCAGTTCACGGAGGATTCAAGGCATACGACTTTATAGAAACTTTCTCCAATAGAGCCGGTTGCCGGGTCAAAAACAACCGCACCAATAGCGACGATAGGGGCGTTATGTTTTTTACCCATGGTTTCCAGATCAACCATAACGTGAACATAATCAATTGGCTGATCTTCCTCCTTATTATGATGACCGGATTCAATATCTACAGAATCCGTTTGATGAACAACTTCATCTGTTTTTTCTTTTTGGTTAACCTTGCCCGTAACGTCAACAAGACCTTCAATGGAAAATACTCCGTCCCCAATTTTTGAAACTTCAGGCTGCCTGGTCTTGGTAAGTTCTTCGGTTACCCACTTCGGATCCGTAGGGTCGCTAACCCCTTCAACATATTCGCCGCGCTCGGCGGCCAGAACCTGATTAGCGTCCGGACGTTGCTTTTGAGCCTCTTTTACCAGTTCGGCACCAACTGCTTTAATGTCGGAGGAGAGTGTTTCCAGTTTTGCGCTGCTATCCTCTCCGGCGATTACTTGGTTTGTTGCATCCAGAGTGACTGCAGCAGATGGAATATGTCCCGCCTTGGTAAGCGTCTCAGCGCTCGGGGTATCATGCTTATGTTCAGTCAGATTCGCGTTGATGTAGCCACGTAACCGATCTGGAAAAGGAGTTATTCCACTGGATGCTTCCCTGATCAGTGCAAAAATCGCTGCACGGGAATAATCAAGGATGCCAGGTGTGCTCCGTAATGCTGCAGACCATTCTTTAAATGGACTTTCTTTCTTCTGTACTATTTCCTTCGCGCGGCGGTGGACTGATGCCGGAAAATTATAGATGTCAAAATCCATAGGCATCGTTGCAAGAGCGATCTCTATATCCAGAGTATCCAGCGAATGCTGATAATCCGGATTGCGGTCAGTTTTGTTACCGCCGCCAGCATTGGCGCCGGCATCGGTTTTGTTTATTGAGGTGATATAGTTTCCAGCAGCCCATTCCTTTGTAAGGATCCCGCGGTCAATGTGCGACGTTTCAAGCCACAATTTGGCGAACTGAATTTGCTTGCCGAGCTCATGGCGTTTCCCCACAGGAAATACGCTCTTAAATGCACTGGTAAATTTCCACAGGCCAGGCATATCATATTTTTTAAGCTCCGGAATATTTTCTGCCGTCAGCAGCAGATTCTGCACACCGTGATTATCCGTATCCATTTCCATCGCTGAAAGGCGGTTACGATGAGGAATGCTAATGTGATACACGTGACGCTCGTCGGCCATATACTGGGCAAGCAGCTGCGTGCGGAATGACATTTCCGCCAGGTTGAAGAGTGCTTCTTCATTGTTCGAATAGTCCTCTTCATCGCTATTTGCAGGAGAGATATCGTTTTCTGGTTTACTGGAGGGCTGTGGTTCAGCAGCCGCTGGCGCAACGATTTTTTGCCATGTCAGCCCGTCTTCACCACCAAGCTCGTAACGATCGCACCAGGTGTCATCCAGTACACCTTCTTCCGGTAAGTCATCAACGATGAGCCAGTTGGTGCGGATCGGCAGCTGATGGCTGGCGCCGCGGCCAACGTTAATTTCAGCGTCTTCCAGGATGTCCAGGATTTTGCGCTCGGCGCGAGAATCGGATTTAGCAGAGAACCAGCAGAAGAGACTTTTCGCTTCGTTTGCTTTTGCCTTCGCTTTAATGAGATACGGGTAGTTGTTCATTGCGTTTGGGCTCCTTTGGATTGTAAGATACCCGGCAGCTGATGGCAGCCGCCCTGGTGGTGGTCATTGGTCAAAACTCGATTCCGGAAAGCTTTGGTCGGCTGACCGGGTACTTAACCCGCCTTGCGCGGGTTTTGTGCTTTATGGGGCTGGCGAATCGCCCCGCAGCAGCTGTGATACGCGAACGTCGTCAAGCGCTCGCAGGATAGGCTCAAAAGTTTTATGGGCTGGCAGTTTAGATACCGCAGTGATCACTTCTGTAACGGTGATGTCATCGCCGCGGGGGCTATAACCACCACCTGGGCCACGCTGTGAAATAACCAGGTTACCCGCCCGCAGCTTTTTGAAGATCTGCTCAAGGTATGAAGTAGACAGCTTTGACTCTTTACTGATGGCCGTCAGTGAAACGGGCGAGCCGTCATAGAGCTTATTCAAAGTGGCGGCGGCCTGGACAGATGCCAGAACGCGTTTCATTCCAAATTCCATAATCACTTCTCCGGCCGTAACGGCCATTGGTCAAAACTCGATTCAAAAATTCACTGCAGGCTGTTGGTCGTCAGCCATTTTTTGTGCATTTCGGTAGGGGAGGCACTGGCCCTGTACTTTTTGTTCATCGGCGTTGCTGTTGCAACTGGCCTCTGATGGATAAACACCGATCAGAACATCAGAGCATTCACCAGTGAGAGCACATACGCTGATGACAAGGGCAAACAGGGTATTCATGCCTCAGCCTCAGGGTTTCCTTTCTGCGCAAGTAAGTAACACAGCTGGCGTAGTCTCACCTCGAACCAGTTCAGGCGGGTCGCCTGGTTCCCGGTAGGTACTCGGGCAAAATCCTTCATAGTTATCTCCAGTTAACTCAGTATTAGGATGTGGTTTTGCAATGCGGCGCCGGGTGCCTCCCGGTGACGGCAGCCAGTTAACAACTACCGCCGACAACTTTTTCCCCACAACATGTGAATAACCGCCATGTTTATTTTTTAACTGTGCCGCGTGCGCATAGCCGCATTCACCGCATTGCAAAACCTACTAGTCGTGATGCCTGTCTTTTCACCACTTCAGGCTCGGTGGTATTCTTGGCGCTCTCACACAGCCAAATAAAAGAGAGCAAAATGTCTCGTAGCCCTATACCTGTCTTCTGGTACGAAAATCCCGCTCACTATGAAGAATTCCAAAAAATCCTTTCAGATGCTTACGTCCTTCCCTTTGACTACCACGACTGGCGTATCCGCACCGATAGCATGGTGGAGCGCTACGAAAACAGCGGTATCCAGGCTGTGAAGGTGGTAGCCAGCACTTACGATTTCATCACCTGGTGCCAGGCCCATGGACGTGATATCAGTACCAAAAGCTGCAATGATTACGCGGTCTCCGAATCGGGCCTCCAAATCCTGCGCGACAGAGAGTTTGATTGGGGAGACGAGTAAAAAGTAAATTTTCCCTATCTTGGATATATCTATTCTCATAGTGATGTCCTATCTCATGCCTGTAACGCCGGCCGGCGGAACGTTTAAACCTGCTGCGAATTCTTCTGGTCGTCATCTCATCCGGTGTTTCGTATGCCGCCGGCAGCTACTTCGTGGGCTTCCTGCCTCGATGACGTCATAGGACGCAGATAGTATTATCGATATAAACTACATCTGTCAATTAAAACTGATGATTTAAATTTCAGAATTGGATGTGAGGTGGGGAGCAGACACAAAAAAACCGCCCGAAGGCGGCGCTGATGAAGGGGGGGAAGGCTGTTCTAGTCTTTCTTTCGTTTCATTAAATACTCGTTCATGAAAGCATCGAGTTCTTCCAGCCTTAACTGCATTAACCCGACGAATCTTTCTTGCTCCACTTGCGGAAGCTGATCGTAAATTTCTATGAGCTTTTTAGTCTCCGGGGTAAGGACGTAGATATCTTCCGATCTTGGCTGCTGCAGCGTCTCTTCGTCTTCATCTGTCATGAAAAACCAATACAACGGTTTTCCTGTTATATCAGGAAGTTGCTCAAGCATTTCTTTTCTGGGAAGGATTCCAGCCTGACACCAGCCATTCACTGATTGGGATGTCGCACCGATCCTCCGCCCCAGTTCTGATTGAGACATTCCTATCTCATCTAAGACTCGTTGCAGTCGAACACCAAAGTTCATCTTCATCCACCCAAACAAACACATGAGAAAGATTATACAGATTTTTTCTTCAGGCCTCATATCGAATGATTTGACACTATCGAAATAAACTGATTAAACTGTAATTCAAATTTACAGTTCTTAGTGGAGCAGCGCATGAAGCCATCACTTCAAAAAAAATTACTTGCCGTGTGTAGCCAATCGGAAATCGGACGGCGGCTTAATCGGCGAGCACAAACAGTAAATGGTTGGTTCAAACATAAAGTTCCCGGCGAGTTGGTTCTGAAAGTCAGTAAGGCATTGGAGTGGAAAGTTACTCCGCATGAACTCAGACCAGATCTCTACCCAAACCCAACGGATGGATTACCGAAGGAGTAAGTATGCAAACCATCTCTTTTAAAAATCATAACCCGGTAATGGGCCTGCAACTGAACTCAGAAAATCAGTTTTCCGGTCTACGCCGGGCTCGGATGAAGAGTAGAGCAATTTTTGCTGCCGTTCAGGAATGGGAGTCGACTTTACCTGGACGTGCACAGGACCACATCGCGCAGCTGGTGGATGAGCAATGGAGAAAACAAAACGGTCGCGGAATTAACGTCAATAAACAGAATCTGTACCGCTACCTGAAAAACGAATCCGGATCAGAGAAGTACACCAGCTACGTCATGAAGCTTTCAGGAGCGATCGCTGATGCGATGCCTATTGAGATTGCGCGCAAACACGGATTGAAACGTGGATTGACTGAAAGCGAGCTGGTGGCTCATGCAATCAAAGAGTGTAGCGAAGCGCACCAGGCAAAATTGCTTGGCGCTCCGTTACAAAAGTTAGAGCGTGAAATTCGGGAGGCAGCAATTGCACTTTTTAACATGCTTCCTGCAGATGCGGCGGGACCACTACTGGCGAGCATAAGCGCCGTAGCGCCACAGTTTTTTTGATCGAGTTTTGACAATGAGTACCGTACAGAAAATAGGGGGGCTTCATGAGCATTGACGCAATGCGATGGGCCAAAAAAATCAAGACAGGGAAGTCCTCTGCAAAAGCGGTTCTGACCTGGATGGCCGACATGTGCGGAGCTGATCTCTGTGCTTTTCCATCCATTCCTGCGCTGGCAGAAGCAACTGAGCTGGATAAGAAAACGGTCCAGTCGAGCCTGCAGTATCTGGTTTCGATCGGGCTTATTGAAGATACAGGTGAACGGCGTGGAAAGACTAAACAAATCCCGGTTTACCGACTTCTTGGTGTGGAAGAAAGCGTTGCTGAAATTGAACACACCCAAAAACGGGAACATTACCAAAAACGGGATCGTTTAAACACACCCGAAAACGGGGTTGTTACAGCAGAAAAGGCGCCCGAAAACGGGACTGTTTCCTGTACGCAAAACAACCAAACAATCCCGTTTTTTCCGTCAAACGATCCCAAAAACGGGATCCGGAATCTACCAGAGGAACCAAAAGATATAACCCCCACACATAGGGTTCTGGTCGAACCAGTTGTGCCGGCCTATCCGAATCAACCGGGAATAGTTCCTGGTGAAACACAATCATTCGGAAAATTTGCGATGTATTTCGGGTGGAAACCTTCCGAAGATTTTTCCCGGCTGGCAACGATTTGGGGAATGCCATTAAGACCGGGGATAAATCTTGCTGCCGAGTTGAGCAGTTTCATCGCGTACTGGCAGGCTGAAGGCAGGGTGTTTCACCAGGTCCAGTGGGAGCAAAAACTAGCAAGACATCTTAACCGTGCGGAAGTCCGCCAGAAAAAACCAGTGAACGGGGGTATCGATCATGTGGGAGTACGAGCAGAGCCAGCAGCATCCAGAGCTGTTCAACAGATTCGAGCCGCCCGTGAGCAACGGTTGCGAGTTGCAGGATCAGATGGCCGTAGAAACGGCATGGCGCCTATGGGAAGTGATGGGCGAAATCTTTTCGAACCGGTGGATCCTGAAGAACGGAGAGGAACCATCAGAACTCTGGATCGCTCAGATTGGATCGATGAGTGAAGCCCAGATTACGCTGGTTTGCCGGCAGTGCATGGAACGTTGCGCCGCGGGCAGCACATGGCCGCCGGATCTCGCTGAGTTCGTCGCGCTGGTATCTGCTAGCGGTGCTAACCCGTTCAATCTGACATCCGATGCAGTGATGGCGGAGTACAAACGCTGGAGAAACGAGTCTTACCGATATTCGGGAAGCGACAAATACCCATGGAAACAGGATGTTCTGTATCACATTTGCATTGAGATGCGCAGAACTGGAGTTGAGAGGAACCTGACGGAGGGAGAGCTGAAAAAAATGGCAGAAAACTTACTCACGAAATGGACCAAGCACCTGGCTAACGGGTTTTCGATTCCGCCAATTCGTCAGCAGTTGGCAGCACCGAGACATCCAGCGGGACCGACGCCAGCACAGATTCTGATGGAAGAGTACAAACGCCGAAAGGCGGCAGGTTTAACCAAGTAAACGAGTTTTGACCATGGCCAAACAATCAAAAAACAAAGTAACCAAAGCACAGATGGTGCTTGCCATCGTTAGCCGGACGCCAGAATGCGTCCTGCAGGATGTTTGCGATGCGCTGGACTTGCAAGCCAGTACAGCAGGTAACTTGCTACGGCAGCTACATGCCGAAGGAAAACTCAATCGTACCCATAACGGCTGCCAGTATGTCTACCGGGTTGTTGCAGGCGTTGAGGTTACCGATGTTGCCCTGCCGCAGGCTACAATACAATTATCTGAAGAGGATGTGAAAAAAATCCAGGAAGCACTGTCCCTGGCTAAGACCCTGGAAGACAAAAAGCTGTGGCGCCGGGCTGCGACTGTTTACACATCGACGCTTGGGATGGCTACAACAGCAAACGAACTCTGGTTGCTTGCCAAAATGCGTAACCGCTGCCTGCGCAATGCGGCGAAGTGCTGATTATGCCTAAAATGGAATCAACAGCAGCTGGTGCGGGATGTCAAAGCTAAGTTTAAATATTCCGGGGTGAGGCAAAGCTGAGATGTCCGCTGAGTGCCAGAAGCTGACGTTGCAACAATGTCTGTTGACGATTTCTGCTGGCTCTACGCAAATGTGAAGCAGCGAAAACCAAAAATCATCGGTCGTATTGGTGCATTAAAGTTGATGTTGCTGTGCTGTCCAGTAAGTTAACTGAAGTAAGATCTTATCAGTCAACACAAGCGAACCTGTTTGAGCAATACCAATGAAAGTGTTTATTACGCGCATTAATTCAATCTTGCATCCACCAGTTAGAGATCGATGATTTAATTTGTAAAAGGAGGAATACATGATTAAAGACTAAATAAATGAGTCTATTCAGTAGGTTAGCTTTTTTATGACTAATCGATAAGTTAGCTGGCGTATAATAACGGAAGTAAAAAGTCACCACGTTTTTATGAAATAAGAATCATCTTAATTTATTGGATTTTTGCTTTTAAAAAAGTTATAAAAGGTCATACCCCCTTAAATGAAGATGGAAAAAATGGCTGAATCGATAAATGTCTATCCGGGTAAACATACTTCTGTTAGAGAAGACCATTTTAGTCACCAAGAGAGAGATATAATTAATGTGTTGTCGAAAGAATTTTACGTTACGAACGGTGGAGGGATAATAACACTAACATCAAACAGTAAGTATAAATATATACTTTTACGCCCGACCGATATTTACATAGAAATGTTTAACCTCGATAGAGAGGTAATAGTTCTCTTTAGCGACTATACAAACTTCCAATCACGTACACTGGATGCTTTTGAGCAGGCAGCGAAACAACTCTCATCTTTGAGAGTTGATAAAACCTGTTATATTTTGATAAGTAAAGATCTAAACATAGAAGAGAACATTAGTGAACTTATCAAAAAGGAGCCTGAAACAGCAAATATAGTTCCCTTCACATATGATGAAACGCAAAAAGCAAATTCCGATGGTTACTTTTTTAGAAACAGAGTTCAGAAATATTTATATAATCGAGATCTTTTTTCATTTGAAGCACCGTTGAAAAGTGATTGGCTTTTCTTCGGAAGAAATGAGATTATATTATCTACTATTAATCGCATGAAGGGGGGGAATAATTCTGGCATTTTCGGGCTGCGAAAAACTGGAAAAACGTCATTAATTAATGCCATATCCAGAAATCTACAAAAAAATGGTGAAATTGTTACAACCATAGACTGTCAAAGTCCATCTGTTAATAAAAGAAAATGGAACGAGGCTATCTATTATGTATGCAAGAAAACGAAAGACGATAACTATCTTCAATCTTATCTTCCAGAAGAAATTGAATTTACTGAGAAGAATTCTGCTGACATTTTAGCGAAATTCGTCAGAGATGTTAATAATGAAAGAGGGAAGAAGTTATTTTTGATTTTCGATGAAATTGAGAATATTTCTAGAATTACATCTCCAACAGAACACTGGAGTAAAGGTTCTGATTTTCTTTATTTTTGGCAAACAATGAGAACAGTTTTTCAGACTGTAGGTATAAATTTAGCGTATTTGATTGTTGGCACAAATCCTTCATGCATAGAAACGCCTAGAATAGATAGTTCTGATAATCCACTGTTTAATCATTTCACGCCTACTTATCTTCCAGGTTTTGACATTCGCTCTACAAGAGACATGATAAGAAGAATCGGGAAAAGAATGGGGGTGAATTTTGAGGAAGCAATATATACAAATATCAACGAAGAATATGGTGGTCATCCGTTTCTTATTCGTCAAGTTTGTAGCATAATTGCAAGAAGGACTTTTAGTCAAAAAAAACCTATCAGCATAGGTAAGATTTCTTACAGGGATGCTGTAAAAGATTTTGGAGAAAATAGTTTTAATTACTTAGAAATGATTATAGGTGTGTTAAAAGAACACTATAGTGAGGAATATGAACTTCTCATTACTCTAGCAAATGAAGATAACGAAATTTTTAAAGAGAACTCTAGCAAAAAACAAAATTCATTGGCACATCTTTTGGGTTACGGTATTTTAGGAAAAGATAACGATAGCTATTACTTTATCATTGATTCCATGAGGCGTTATCTGTTGGAAATAAACAAATACAGGAAAGTTGAAACAAATATAGAACAACGGTGGGCTGAAATATCTGAAAGACGAAATGCAGTTGAAAAAAAACTAAGAACAATAATAAAAACAACTTTAAAGTCGATGTATGGAGAACAATTAGCGAAAGATGCAGTGCTTGACATATTGGGTAAACAAAGAAAACATGAATATATTTCTAAATCTATTAATGAGATTTTTGACCCAAATTTATCTACAATTTACTTCGAAGATTTAAGGAAAATAATATCCAAAGAGTGGGGGTCATTTGAGAATATATTTGAAACCTCAAAAAAAGAAACTTTCGAGTCCCTGGGCTTTATAAATAAATATAGGTCAGATGCTCATGCTAAAGACATAACGCCTGATGAGTTTACTATATTCAGGCTTAGTATTGAAAAGATTGAGAATGATATAGCGCGATATTTTTCCTAAAGCCGACCCCTTTTTTTGATTTTTAAAAAAAAGGGGGCATACCTGATAGTCAATAAATTCTTTATGATTTTTCTACAGCTTTAACAATTTTAATTATAAATAAACTTCAACTTACATATAAATATCTATTGTTGCTTATTGATTTAGTATGATCGCTCTGTGCCAATTGCAGACGTTGTTGCACTGCAAAAATATCTTGTCCGGATCAAGGTATCGCCACCACTTGTTAGGTGGATTAATCCGTATTTATAACAAATACAATTCCCGGCTGTACCTATAAGCTGTTGTCAGTTATACAAAAGCGATGTAGTGTTCCACACATTAAATTTACAAACGTGGAAAAGTCCGTGTTTAGATACAGATTTTTCCGCTGAATAACCGCATATTTCCAAAGGTTTATCATGAGTAAGTGGCTATTAGACAGGCTATTTGAAGCCGGTGATCAGGCAGAGCCCCGGTTTGCGTTTCAGGGGACTGTAAATTGGATGAGGGCCCTTGCCGAAGTCGTTAACGGTGGCGCTTGTTCCGATGATAAACTAAATGATTTATATGCTCGGGTACAACGTAGACCTGTCAATCGTGAAGCTGATACGCTTGTGTTTGAGAACACAATGATGGCCTTACATAATCTGTCATCTTTGAAAAGTATGAATAAAGATGTCGAAGATAAATATGACATATGTCGTTCAGCTATTATTTCTTGGTATTACAGTATCTATTTTTCCGCTAGCGCGATGGTTGCAGCATCTTCTGGTTCTATTCAAGAGACACATACAGCCACAGCAAAAGTTTGGCAGTCAGATATCGCGGAAAAAGAACTTATCCCATATCCATTTAATCTTCTTCTAACTAGTTTAGTTTCAAACACTGCTGATGCCGAGATTGCTGCATATAGAGGTGCTAACCGTTTCGACCTGAATGATAGAGCTTATGATAATGAAACTGCTCATGGTGCACTGGTTTCCTATCTAAAGGGGACTCATGGCTACAAAAAGTTGGAAACAGAAGAGAGGGTGAGAACTTCTCGTGATTTCAAAGCTCTTGGTGTTGACAACTTTCGCACGAAAGCTGCTCGCAAAGTTCGCGATCACGCACTAGAAAAAGGACAAGTTAATTTCCTTATTCAGGCGTTTAGATACCGTGGTAAAGCGAACTATCGTGACTCTATATTTTTATCCTACGGTGACAACAACGAAGCTATTATAGAAGAATTTATCCAAGATTTGTATGACGTCGCTATTGGCTTCATTAGGGCTACTTCGCATTATTGCAGTCGAAGAGTCGAGAGAGGTACGTGGGCTGAGTTTGTCGAGGATATTTCTGATAACTCAAGGTTGTCTATTGACTCTGTCGTGCTTGAAATATAACAAACAATTTAAGAATGGCTCAGCACGCTTGGCATTTTCAGTTTGGTTCAAATTTAGTGATTAAGGTATTCAAATTGAGTATGGTGAATACGTGCTTCACACTTTAATTGGGCGTTAATGCCCGCTTTTCGCTCACCGCGGACCTTTAGCGCAGTGAGCTTGTCCGCTCAGTGCCAGGAGCAGATGTTGCTATGTTGTGGTGCGTTAATCAAGCGTACGGCCAAGAAAAATGCGGGAAGAAAAAGGCCGCTAATGCGACCCAAATTGAACAAGAAGTCAGCTATTGATATTGAGAAAGATACTCTGCAACTCCATTCGCCGGATTTAGTCCACCGGTATAGACTGTTCCTAGTTCTTGAGGCGTAACATATGTGGTAGGCCATATAACCATATCTTTAAAATAGTTATCTATTTTAATTCTTGTGAGCTCTTTAAAAAGATAATCATCTAATTCATTTCGTTTTAAACAATTAACATAATAAGCTGCCGCACTTGCTACTATATCTGCGATTTGTAGTTGAGGATATTCTTGCGATGAATGGAATGTCAAAGAGCGAGCTTTAATTGGTAACTCAAAAGTCCTTCTATCATATCCATATACCTCCGTAATTTTTGACATATCCATAAATTTATTAAAAATATCTTGTTGTTCTGTAATCGCTTTGGAATCGTCATGCTTAATATAAAAACCGTTGGGATATAATTTACCCCATTCTATACAGTGCTTGAAGAGAGAGGGTATGGAAGGATCTAGTGTATTTTTTTCAACATCTTCTAGAATGTCATCAATTTCATTTTTGGTAATGCTAATTCTATTGATTGTGTCTACAAACCTTTGGTCGCTTGAACATGCCTTTAGCTCATCAACTGACGTGTAAAATTCATCAATAGATTCAGGGGTTTGATTTCTAATCATGCTCATAAATTTTTGATACATTTTATCTGTTTTCTCCTCTCCACAGAAAGCTGGAAAACAGAAATAATAAACATTAGATAGAGCAAGATTCTGCCCATTTTTATAAAGATCTAACCCTCGATTGAAACACCATGCTTCGATTAAAATATCAACAATTTTTGTTGTTAACATATACTTTTTATCGACCAAAAAGATTTTGACATTTTCTTCATTGACGTACTTGCTTTCAAGAAGTCTAATAATTCCATCCTGGCCTGATTTTCTACGTCTAAGAGTTTTAAAGTGAGCTTCTGCTGGTGACTTGCTTCCAGTTAGCTCTAATGCTTTAAGTGCGTCTGGTTTATTAATGCTACTTGAACTTAAGGTGAAAAAAGGTTGTGTTGAATCAAGTAAATTTCCGCCGGTATTACCCGACTCATCAAAGAATATATCAGGTTTTATGTACATCATTTTATTTTTCTTTGCAGTTAACTCTCTTATTTTTTCGTTTTTCTGCTTTTTCTTATTCACGCGTCTACTTTGACTATTCTTACCCATAATACCTCCTGATTAATTTGGAACAAGAATGTTAATTTAAGGCATTAATAACATAGAGGTGATAATATCACTTAATACAAGTTTAATTCTATATTTTACATCAAGCTTGACTCACTATTTTTTTGATAAGAGTAAAATAGTGAGGATGTCCGCAATTCGCTCGAAGCAGACCTTCATCCCATTCAGATTGTCCGCTCTGTGCCAAGAGCGGAATCTGGAACGCCAGAGGTAGCAACGTTTCTTATCAAAGGTGTTGATCACCACAAAAATGACTGTATCCCTATGATAGCGGATTTCGTCCTTTATGGAGAAAAGATCAATCTAAACATGAGCATGGGTTAGCGAAAAGTGGCATTAAACGCTTGAACATTTCACCTAACAAGTATACTGTTTATTTATACAGTACTTGCGTGAGGAGCTAGTTATGAAAGTGGAAATCACAATTGATCGCCAAAAAAAATTGCCGGATGACGCTGTGCCTGCTCTGGAGAAGGAGCTACTGCGGCGATTGGATCAACACTTTAATAACTGCAGTCTTGTGATTCGTCGGGCCAGCTCTGATAGGTTGACCGTGCTTGGTGGAATGGACGGAGATAAAAAACGTGTAGAGGAAATCCTGCAGGACACCTGGGAAAGCGCTGATGACTGGTTCTGTTAAGTTGAGGTCCAGTAGCTTGCCTGGTTTATTTTGAGGATTTTGCTGTGAGTAAAAAACAAGAAATGCCGAACACCGGCTATGCAATTATCAGATGCGACGATGGGGTGATCGTTGCTCGTCTTACATCCTTTCCTGTGTGTGAGCGCGCTTTAATGTACCGGCGCGGCGACACTGTTTCGTTTATGCCTTTGCAGCCGGATGAGATCGTGGGGACTCTCTCTCTTTTTTCACAGATGATTGAAAAGGCTAAGTCTGGAGTTGGTTACCAGGTTCCCCCTGGTTCTGTTACAATCCCGTCATAGGCCTGAACAACCTATACCTGCTGCGTCGCGGAGAGAAACCATGACGCAAACCCCCGAAGTATCAAAACCCCATCAGACTGGTGCTCCTTCATCGAGCGCCGGTTTGCTTTCGTGTTCAAAACTAACTTTTCGACAGCAGGAAGTTTTCGATCTGCTGGTGGCCTACATCAATCAGCATGGCTACCCACCTACGCTATCTGAGCTGGCCGATATGCTCGGCGTTAGCTCGTCTAATGCTGTCCTGTTGCATCTGCGTGCGTTAGAGAGAAAAAATTTTATAAAACTCTCTCGCCGTGTCTCCAGAGGAATTTCCATCGTCGGGCGAAAGGAGCCTATGCTCGCCGTGCAGCTGCTGCAGGAAATGATCGCTGAAGAACCCGGCGCGCGTGAAAGAGCGATTGAGTTTTTGCGACTGTTCGGTGATCAGCCATGAAGAAAAGTTGGTTTTTACACGAGCAACTTTCAGAGGCTGAGGCTACAGAGCTGGTGGAGCGATACCGTAAAAATAACTGTGTGGTTGAGAAGAGCTTGTCCAGAGACTTTGCATCGTGGGAGATCCGCGTGTTGTTGCCGGAATCGAAGAAGCCGCCACGGATTGACAGGACCTACATACAGAAGATGTGGAGGGACTGATGCGAGCTTTGCTTAACGTGGATATTGCACGCCATCTTGGAATTGTGCTGCTTAAGCCGGGTAGTGAATTAATGCCGTTATTCGGTGCCGGCCGAGTTCTTGTTGAAATACCGCCGGCAAGCATGAAAAAGATACCCAGTGGACGTCTTCCTGATGCCCGGCAGCCATTGCGGGATGATATAGGGATCAGACCTTTTTTCATGAAGAAGGCAGTTATCACTGCAGCTGGTGGGGTTAGTGCCCTCGAGTCATGGTTGCGTAGGCAGGTTAAAAACTGTCAGTGGACACATTCCGATTACCATCACCATGAGCTCGTCCCGTTTCGCCATTCGACGGGTGTAATAATCGCATGCTGGCACTGTGATAATGAGCTGAAAAACCAAACGGAACAAACCCTCGATCAACTGGTAGGTGTTAATAACGCTGACTGGGTAATCGACACTGCCCGCATCGCGCTTGGCCTGGACGCTCAGCGGGCACTGTCACTGGCAGAGTTATGCTGGTGGGCGGTAGGCGCCGGGATTGGCGATGAAATTACAGAAGAAATGGCGCGCCGATCCCTGCGTATTAAAGACGATGGGATTAAATCGGTTTACAGGGAGAGTGAGATTGTTCCGTCGGTACCGGCCACCAGCATTCTTTCTCCCCGTCTCGAAAAAGCAATCAGGCCAACGGCAAAAACAACGCCGGGCAAACCTCTGGTTCCTGTGAACGTCGATCCTGTTGCACCGGCGACACTATTCGCGAGACCTAAGCGGAGCCGATGGTTATCAGCTGACTTTATCTCATGGGTTAAAAAACAGCCGTGTATGTGCTGTGGGCAGCCTGCAGATGATGCACATCATCTTATTGGCTGGGGGCAGGGCGGCGTAGGCACCAAGGCCCACGATATTTTTACGATCCCATTATGCCGCAAGCACCACCGCACTTTGCACCATGACCCTGCCGCTTTTGAGCGTGAATACGGCACCCAGCCGGTATTAATTATTAAATTGCTGGACCGGGCATACGCGCTCGGCGTTCTGGCGTAGTAAGGAGAAGAACAGAATGACACCACGTCAACGCCGTCTACACCGTGCAGGATTAGAAACAGTGGCCGCCGCCCCGCGCAAAAGCTGGCTGGGCCGATTCACTCCCCTTAATGGCATTCAGTCCGCCTGGATAAAATCTCTGCTTACTGTATGGGGAGAAGGTATGAGAGGAGGTGCGGCCCCGCGCAAACCATCAGGACATTCATGCTGGCGAGGTATGAAGGGTGATCACTGGTCAGATAGAGCATTAGAGCGCTTTACGGCAGCAATCGAGCAGGCAAGGAGTGAAGGCTATCGCGGGCGGCAGGCACTAAGCAGGGCGCATGCCATTTTGTGGCCAAAACCTCCAACTGTCGCCATTGACGCTGCGATCACTGAGGATGATGTTGAATTTGTTGAACGATGTGTACTGGCGATATTTGAAACGGGTGATCCTGTTTATCTCGTTGGCGTTAACTATTACACCACCCGCAAAAAAATCTCAGACATAACACGGGAAATACAGCTGGTGGCTCCATGGTTAACAGACAGTGAGGCCCGGAAAAGAGTGCGCTGGTGCCTTGAAATATTCAGAGCAAAAGCTTTCCTTTCTGTTCATAAGGCGATTCATGCGAATTAGCAAAAAGTGCTATGTTGCCTTTTGGGTATTGAAAATGGGCCAGAAAGTTAGATAATCAATTCATGCTTGGCAGAGCTGCGCCACTCGGCAGCGACAAAAAGCGACAATCTGAATATAATGAAGACCCCGCCCGTGCGGGGTTTTTGCTTTCCGGCGATACGACAGGGGTATTCGCGAGATGCGCTGCATCAATACCCCTGTCATATCGTCGTATTGCATACGCAATCTCACATGCTTCAGCATTCACCGAGGATTTTTAGTGATTTTTTTGAAGATCTCTAGGGCTTCGGTTGTTAACTGATCATGTTCGCTAAAGTAACTGTCACATGCTGCCTGCTTTTGAGCAGGGGATAGATTAGGGTTGCTTGTTAATTCAGCAGTTTTAGCTGCTATTTCTGCCAAACGTTCAAAAATCTCTGAAATTCTTTGGTTTTCAGTAGATAGCATTTTACTTACCTCGCATTTACCTGATATCAGTGAGTGCTACATAGAGTCAGGGCTTCGCAATAGCTTTAAGTATTAGAATGCATACAATTTAAGTGGGCGTTGTTGGCTTATATTATGGCAGAGGCGCTGGCGGTATGGTCAGATATTGACACTTTGAATGTTTGCATCATAAATTATTGAGGTGGTGAATCCCCCTATGCGGAGGGGCGACCAGTCAGTTACAGAAACCTGTAAATGCAGCGCGGGCCATGCCGACTGGGGCATGCTCACCGGGAGGCACCCGGCACCACACTGTCACTAAGCATATTGAATATTTCATAGTGGGTTTACTTTTGCGGTTGCCCTTCTATGTTTATAGAACGTAACGGCAAAAGTGAATGCTTCCTGGTAAATCGGTAGCTCGGACTATTAGGAGTTCCTTCGTTTCGTTACTACCTAGAATGCCTACTTTCTGCCCGCCTTCAGGCGGGCTTTTTTACGCCATCAATAGGGCGCTTCAGAAAGAAAAGGTAAACATCATTTGAAGGCTGCGCATTTGCGTGGCCTTTTTCATTTCAGGCTCACGGGAATCATCATCGATACGGCTCGTTGTTAAATCAGCCCGATGGGCCTGACCCCCTACACGCACAAAGCACCCCGTTAATCCGGAGGTGGAGTATGTATCGAATGGACAAGCTAACAACAGGTATTGCCTACGGAACGTCCGCAGGTAACGCGGGGTTCTGGATGTTGCAATTGCTCGACAAAGTATCCCCATCCCAGTGGGCCGCTATTGGTGTTCTGGGAAGTCTGGTATTTGGCTTGCTGACATACCTGACGAATCTGTATTTCAAAATTAAAGAAGACCGGCGAAAAGCTGTGCGAGGTGAATAATGTCTCCGACACTACGTAAAAGCGTTCTTGCTGCAGTCGGCGGTGGAGCCTTTGCGATTGCCTCTGCACTCATTACTGGCCCGACGGGTAATGATGGGCTTGAGGGAGTGCGATACGAGCCTTATCAGGATGTGGTAGGTGTCTGGACGGTTTGTTACGGCCACACAGGTAAAGACATCATGCTCGGCAAAACCTATACCGAGGCAGAGTGTCGGGCGCTACTAAATAAAGACCTGAATACCGTCGCCTGGCAGATCAACCCTTACATCAAAAAACCGATCCCAGAAACAATGCGTGGGGCTCTGTACTCATTTGCCTATAACGTCGGAGCCGGGAACTTCCAGACCTCTACTCTGCTTCGCAAAATCAACCAGGGTGACCAGAAAGGTGCGTGTGATCAGCTGCGCCGCTGGACCTATGCCAAAGGTAAGCAGTGGAAAGGACTTATTACCCGGAGGGAAATTGAGCGTGAAGTGTGTTTATGGGAGCAAAGATGAGTCGCTTAACCGCCGTTATCATCGCAATAGCAATCCTGCTAATGTCCTGTGCCATTTCATGGCGTATGGGATGGAGTTCCCACGCTGATCACATCAATGCTCAGGCTGCGAAGAAGAGAGAGAAGGCCGAGAATGCCATTAAGCCTGTAGAGGAAAAGGCCGCGACTGCTAACGAAGCGGGTAAGGTCATCTACAAAACAATAACCCGCGACGTGGTGAAATATGTTCAGTCTCCGAATCGTACTGTGTGTAGGTTTGATGATGCTGCTGTGCAGTTGCGTCAGCGCGCCATCGATGCTGCCAACTCCATCCCCGGATTTGATGAGTCCGCCGTGCAAAGCAAGTGACGCAGGGAATGACAGCGATGAAGATTTACAGTCTGATGTAGAAACCGCTCAATGCCTGCGCCAGCTCCGTTTGGATAAGTATCGCTGGCAGGCGTACTATCGGGCGGTGAGTAAGTAACAGGCATAGCACATGAAATAAGTGGCTTTAAGTGAACAAAAAATCTGAAAACAAGACATTCAAGCTTTCAGCATCGAAATGTTTGTATCTAATTCAGGGGATGTCATGCACTATAGGATCTCAAACCACTCTTAACTAAGTAGCCACTCATGACAGTAAACTTACTACCACAACTACCATGCGGTTATCGTTACGGCATTGAGCGCTCGATCCGGCCCCAGACTGGTGCGGAATTTTTTCCGCCACAAGGGTGTGTTATCAAATCTGTTAACTTTGGGGATGGTGTGGTTATTTGTGTGCCCATCCAATGGTACATTAAACAATTAGATTTATGGGTCACTGTCTAAGGAACCATCGAATAATATGTTAGTTACCAGCCTCGTTAGGGCGAACTGATAATTGCTCTCAAAAGACCAGCATAGAAGCCTGTTGCTCTGGTTGAATGTTCCGGCAAGTTGAAAATGATTGGTTCAATGAGCTCTTTCGATATTTAAATGCTATCGATAACTTAAATGAAGCTATCATCACGTTATCACTGCCAGCCAACACCGAAACGGCAGTGGTCAGTTAAAAAGCAGAAAAGCCTCTCTTGGGTGGCTCCTGAGAGATTTTAGTTTTCTAACTGGTACTAACCAAAGGTCGCATATCTATGCGGCCTTTTTTTTAGCCGGTTTCATGGCTTGAGGACATCCTGGACGAGAATATGTGACAAAACCAATCAGGGGAAACAGGAATGCCCTGTGAGCGGATTTACGAATCGGTGCGAAAGTCTATCCCCTCTAAGGGATAAAAAAACGATATCCCTTTTAAGAGATAATGAGGAGAAGCAACTTGAAAACGTTGAAAGTCACTATTACAAACCTTCAACAGATTAATGATGGCATTGTCTGTGGGGTCAAAGTCAGATTTAAAGTCATTCAGTCTGGTTGCGTGCTGGTCGAGAGGGTTATATCAGGCAAGGCTACCGCTCCGTTTACCTTATCTTATGATGTCAATGCGAATGATGAATCTCTGGTGGTGGAACATGATCGCCCAGACCTGCAGGAGCTTGTAGTCTCAGCGGCAATTTCCTCTGCAGAGTGTTATAAACCGGATAATACCCTGACCTCTGTCAGTGCTTGGAGCATTCAAACGCAGGGTAAGATATACGCTTCAGGTATGCAGCCAAACATTGATGAGGTATTCAAACGGTTAGATGCTGCTGAGGCACTACTACACTTTATGGACTGTAAGATTGCGGAACTACAATTAAGATATCGAAATAAATAATAGATCGGCAGACAGCCTGTAACCGTCTGCCATAGCTATTAAGGTCGATTATGGATATGTTGGATTTGCTTTAGCATCTCCAAGTTTTTCTGGTTGTATTCATCATCAATCTGCGAAAGTTGATGTATTACGACACCCTTCATATCCTGATCAAGGCAAACAAACATAGTTGCCAGAAGACCTTTGAGAGCTCTTATTTCTTTTGCTGCAGACTCCAGAGTTGAGCAATCCACCTCGATGTTATATTTAATTTCTTCTTCCATTTTAAAGTTCCTTAAGCAGAGCTAATCAGCCATTCCTCTGCAAGTACAATATTTAACTGTGTCCCACCACAGATAGGCTGAGCCGCAACCTTACACTCTGAGCTTTCACAGTAACACCCTGATATTTAACCAGTAGCCTCGCATCTGCGGGGCTTTTTTATTCGCAAAAGGTAACGCGATGAAGAACTTAAAAATTGCATACGTAGACGAGAAGCTGGTGGCGATTGAGTGTGACGGATTGTCATGCTCATCGCTGCCCGTTTCAGAGTTTCCCATCGACAGTGCCGCTTTAACTCTTCTCCCTCAACTCATGCTCGAGGATGTTTATGCCGCCACGAGCTAAACGACCTTGCCGGCACAGAGGATGCACGGCTGTGACCAATGATGTCGGAGGATACTGTGAGATGCATAGGCAGCAACACGCTGGTGATGGCTGGCGTAACTATCAGCCCGGAAAAACTCGGCAGGAACGTGGTTATGGTCGACCGTGGGAAATTAAACGGGCCCGTATCATGAAGAGGGATAAATACCTTTGTCAGAACTGCAGGCGAGACGGTATTGCCACGAAAGCCTCAAGTGTCGACCACATCATTCCTAAAGCTCATGGCGGTACCGATGATGACTTTAATCTGGAGTCATTGTGCTGGACCTGCCACAGCAAGAAAACAGCAACAGAGAGAACCCGATGAAGAGTTTCAAAATTGAATACGTTGATGGTGTTTTGACCGTTCTGGAGACGGATGGTCAGTCACGAATGAATGAAGCCGTACATGGCATCCATTTTGAGCATGTCCAGGGCGGCCGCCCACTGCTGAAACTGACGATTGCACATGATATTGCTCCGGCCCCTGTTTCATCACCTGTACTGGATCAGGAGCCTTTAGAGGGGGAGTTGGTGCAGGAACAACAGACAATGGTTCCCGGTGGTCGCCGTTCACGTCATCGTCGTGGAGGTAAGCAATGATGTATCAACGCACGGATCTGACGCTTTCCATGTTCTATGCATCCAGCGCTGATGCAGACGGGAACAAAGTGGCTACGTTGACGATGCAGGTCATCGCTGCAGAGGCTGGGGCCGTCCAGACCAGCCAGCTGCGATGTATCACCGATAGCGCGAAGAAAAAAACGTATAGCGTAGGTGAACAATCTGTCAGTAATGGTTCCGATCCGTTGCTGGTCGCGATTGAGAATTACTGGCGTCAGAGTACGGATGTCGTCGTTAAAGGATTGATCGCCGAGGTGACCGACTTCATCGCAGGGAACATCAACTCAGTCAGCACCTGGATCGGTCAGTTTGGCATGAAGGTGTTCGAGAACCAGCCATTAGATGAACGGCTACCAGAAAGCGTACTGCAGGCCGATGGAGGCTCCGCTACCGAGACAGGATCCTGATCGCCGGTATAACAACTGGTGTTCATTGAACGTCTGAGATACGCCGGCCCACCAATGCGAACCGTATTCGCCGCCGGCGCAGCCGGAATGACGACCTCCACCTCGACAGAGGCAGCTGCAGCCAGGGGTAGGGGGGAGCAAATCCCTGACCCCTTTCGCGCTTCGGGACTGCCCGTTGAAGTCTATTTTTACACGCCAGAAATAAGAAACTTTTTTCCGGAAGGTTTCATCTATCAAAGGAACGTTTATGGCCGGAGGAATTCGATCGTCCGGTGGTGGCCGAAAACCCACTTTACCCACCGGGCAAAAAAGCAAATTAACACGTATTGCGCCCCCCGCTGAGTTAATGGGGGAGGCGGCAATAAGAATGTGGAAGACGCAAAGCAAAATACTCATCGACCGAGGAGTGTTTGAGCTGGAGGACGCACCTTTGTTGCTGGCTTACTGCAATGCTTTTCATCTGATGCTCGAAGCCGAAAAAATGCTGGCCAGCGGACTGACCTCAGAAAGTGAAATGGGGGGCCTGAAAAAACACCCTGCAGTTAATGTCCGGAATGACTCGGTTTCCCAGCTTGCCCGCCTGGGCTCTCTGTTGGGGTTAGATCCGCTCAGTCGTCTTCGCATGACCAGCGGACAAAAGGATCCGGACGATGACGGGAATGAATTCGATGAGTTTGACTGATGGCAACCTATCCGAACGTCAATGCAGCGAACCAGTATGCGCGGGATATCGTTGGCGGGAAGATTCTGGCGTGTCAGTTAACGATACTTGCCTGTCAGCGACATCTGGACGACCTCGAACGAGCCAAGGATCCCCACTGGCCCTACCGCTTCGATAAAAACAAAGCAGAACGATTTCTTCGTTTTGCCCAGAAAATGCCTCATACCTCAGGGGAATGGGCCCGGCGTAAACTCCGGATTGAATTTGAAGCCTGGCAGAAGTTCGCTCTTGGCGTACCGTTTGGATGGGTACACAAGAAGACAGGCCTGCGTCGTTTCTCTGAAATCTATATCGAGGTGCCCAGGAAGAACGGGAAATCCGCTATTGCCGCTGCTGTAGGAAATTATATGTTTTGTGCAGATGGCGAGCATGGTGCAGAAGTCTATTGCGGCGCCACGACTGAAAAACAGGCATGGAAGGTATTTTCTCCGGCGCTGCAAATGGTGAAAAAGCTGCCGGCATTGCGGCAAAAATTCTCGATAAAACCCTGGGCAAAAAAAATGACGCGCCCTGACGGTTCGGTTTTTGCGCCTGTGATCGGTGACCCGGGGGATGGTGATTCGCCATCATGCGCCATCATTGATGAATATCACGAGCATACAACATAGAGGTTTCAGAGGAACGGTAGTGTTCGTGATTGTTCGTTAACTTAATGAGAGTTATGGTTTTTTTTGATTTTGATGTTCGAGCATGATCGCATCCGTTTTCTCCGTTACGGGCCACTGTGTATTGCAGTGTGTATTGCTTTTGTGTGAGCAGAGAGTGAGAAGATGGCTGCAGAAAATAAACTTAGTGATAGGCAACTAAAAGCGCTACAGGGTAAATCGCAGACTAAGCAGCGGTTGATTTCAGACGGTCGCGGAATGTCGGCGAGAGTTAGCAAGAATGGGGCTGTGAGCTTTGTGATGTTCTACCGCTTGGGCGGTAGGGATACTTCCCCAATATGGCTGACGCTGGGCAAGTATCCTGCTATGTCATTGAAAATGGCACGAGATAAACGTGATGAATGTAGGGCTTGGCTTGCTGAAGGGATCGACCCACGTCACCGGATCGGCTTAATCACTGATGTGTCGGAAAGGCCAGTTACCGTAAAAGATGCGCTTGATTATTGGTTAGAGTATTACGCCAAGCCTAAGCGCAGAACTTGGGAGGTCTGTGAACAACGGTTTGCCCGATACATTTATGGTCGCCTGGGGGATGTACCTCTAACCCTGTGTAATGCAGCAATGTGGGTAAAGTGTTTTGATGAAGTGAGAAAAACAGCTCCGGTAGCTGCTGGTCATACATTCCGAGACGTAAAACAGGCGCTCAAGTTTTGCCGGGTACGCCGTTATGCTATCTCCAGCGAACTGGATGATTTTACCGTTATGGATATGGGGGAAAGGGCGCAAAAAAGGGATCGTGTACTCACAGCTGATGAAGTGCGGGACGTTTGGTATTGGGCGAATACTGAGGAAAACAATACCAAATTATCACCAGTTAACAGGGTGACACTTGTCATAATGATCGTATTCGGTTGCCGTGGACGTGAATTGCGGGAGTCGCTCTGGAATGAATGGGACTTTAAAGAGTGGATTTGGACAGTGCCCAAAGAACACAGTAAGAATGGGCGCGAAATTATTCGCCCAATCCCCCCGCAAATCCGTCAATGGCTTGTAAACCTTCGTGCAATTGCAGAGGAGGAGGGTACCGAGCGCCTACTTAATGGTGAATTTTCAAAACAGACAGTTATGAGCACGGTTGGTAGCCGTTTTTGGCGTAAGTTTAGGCATGAAAAATCATGGTGCCTGCATGACCTTCGTAGAGTTCTTGCAACCAATCTAAATGACATGGGGGTTGATCCCCACGTTGTCGAACAGCTCTTGGGACATACGCTACCGGGGGTTATGGGAATTTACAATCGTAGCCAATATCTGGCCGCAAAACATGATGCACTGACGAGATGGGTAGACTACCTGAATTCGTTGATCCGTTCAGATGCTAAGGAGGAAAGTTCCAATGTATAAATTCATGAGTAAAGCAGAACTTGAACTGATACCAGATCTGGAACGTGTTATCCGAGAACAGGAATGTTTTTGGATGACTGGTCTACCAAAATCTACTCGTGCTTTTATGGAGAAAAAGGGACAGTTTCCAAAGCATCTTGTGCTGGGCCCTAAAATTTGTGCTTGGCGACTCTCTGAAGTGCAAGAATGGATAAAGACCAGGGCACAGTAAACCGACACTTTTCAAATCACACCCGCTTCTTCAGGCGGGTTTTTTTATAGGATTTTCTGCTGATGAAAAAATTTATTGAACCAACCCCAGAGGAACGCCGGCAGTTACTAAACGAGTACGGTGTTCCATACGACCGTATTGTTCGTGAGAAAGAGCGTCGTGAGATTACTTCGCTTTGTAGATCGTCAGCGTGGGAGATGGAGCAGAATGAAGCATACCCGCAGCGACGCAAAATTGGTAAAGCAGGTGCAGGTTGGCTTCTTAGTGACCTGCTTTTCTGGCTAAGAACTCTTGAGAGGTAATTTCTAGATGTTAAACCTTCAACCTACTGTAATTTATGAAGAAAAGGTGAAGGACTTCCAGTGAAAGATTGATCATCATGAAAAAATGGCAGTTGTTGATAAGGATGGTCTGGAGTAAATTATTACATTGATCGCTTTCTTTGTAAGAGACACTGTTTGGATTTAATCGCTCTGGCGAACAGAACTCGTTGGAAGGTAGTCAAAGTTTGAAAAAGGTTAAACTTGGTACTTCTGGTGTTGCATAAATCCTTTCTGAAATCCAAGTGTGGATAAAGGGGAGGAATAAAGTTTATTTAGACTTATTCGGGTGGGTAATAAATGGACTATATAACTGAAGGCGTTTTAGATAAAGTAATTAATGATTTAACTTATAGAGCTAATAAAGCCAGAAAAGCAAGATTTTTAATCGGTGGTTCGATTATCCTCATTGCAACCATGCTTTCTGGGTTCATCACTTATAGATTAACTGCTAATCAATCAGATAGTAGCCTTGCTAATACATTCATGGCTTTTAGAGATCGTTTAGTTGTCAGTGAAGATGGTGGTTTGAGAGGATTTATTAACAAAGAATTAGGCCAGGTTTATGAGAGTGAAAAAGATGTAGTTCGTTTGCGAGTAGAGAACGAAAGTTCAATACCATCTGAAAAAAACAAAATTAACAATGACGGGAATGGTAGGCAGATCACACAAACCACTAATAAGAAAGAGGCTCTGGATAATGCAAGTAGGTTGGTTGATTTTTACACAAAAGTGGTTGCGGCGAATAACGGTAAACCAATAAATAAAACGGATGATACTTATAGTAATTTAATAAGCTCCATAGCATTATCTGCAGGTATTGTAGGTTTTCTACTCTATATACTTCAGATTGCTGTAAGTTTTATAAGATATTATTCTAGGCTTGCAGAGTTGTATGACTCACAAAAAACAGCTTTAATTGCTTCTGATGGTAATGTCGAATCCGCAGAGATTTTAATGAAGATATTATCTAATGACCATATTGGATTAGGGAAGGAACCTACTACCTTATATGGAAAAGCATTAGATGTGATTGGTGAGGTAGCGAAGTCAAAATAAGATTTATTAAAAGGCGCGTTTTTAATGCGCCCTTCTATATTTATTGAGAATGAAAAACGAATTAATTTAATGATGGTTTTATTTTATGGCGTATAATAGGGTTTTATTACTCAAGGCTTTCATATATAGCTTGTAGATAAATGTATGTCTGTGCCGTACTTTGAAATATGAGTAACTGCATTTCGGGATTGCTCTTTCCTACTCCTATGAGTTGGGGGGTATAGACTGTGTAATATATTAGTGATCCGCGCAATTCGGTGTCGACATGAAATATTGCATTCTCCCGCTTCACGATTGCGCGTCATGATGAAATCTACTGGTTCATATAGCACTGTCAGTATACAAGCATTCATGCTACCGCTGCTTTGGGAGAAAAATCGTATTTTATTATCACTTTCCTTGTAAAGAATGAGAATCAACCCATGGGCTTGATACCGCGTGATTGCAATTCTTTTCGGATAATCCGTTTGATCCAGGTTGCAAGTGATGAGTCACCATCTTTGCGCATTTCTTCTTCAAGTTGTGCACGCAGTTCATGGGCTAAACGGATTTGGTACTGATCAGTTTTTGATTTTTGTGTTGACATTGTAATTACAAAATTCCTATCATCGTCTCGTTTTTGTAATTACAACGTAACTTTCGTTTTTTTGCAACCATAAGAAACGACGAAGCCCCGATGTGCTCGAACACTATCGGGGCTTCTAACCACAAACCGTTAACTGGAGTAACGACTATGGCTGGAACACAGCATACCCAAACTTACCCCAAATTTACATGGCTATTCTTGGCTACCCGAGAAGCGCTTTCTGAATGTTCACCTGTAGTCCTCAGATGTGATGCAGATTCGGAGGAGGATGCTCGAGCAATCTTCCCTGAGTGGCATCTAACCTTTGCAGCAAAAATCCGTACTGAAAGTCCCTATTCGTTTACATGGACCGACAAAAATCGAGCAACTCTCTGGTCAATAATGGGAGGCGAAATCAGCCTCCCTCTGGAGGCTCGAAATGTCTAAGCCACAACTGGGCTATATCGCAGATCTAAAAAATCTTGAAGAGCATGAACAGGAGTTGCGTACTGCCTCGCTTAGCGCTGCCCAAGCAAAAATCGTGGCGACTATGCTGGTGTGTTATCCCAACGTAATGGGGGACGGTGAAATTACCGCGATTGGCCAGTTATTTGAGTCCCTGGCCACTAACCTCGATAGTTTCTTGAAAGCAGGATGCGAGCGTTTTGAAAGTTGTTCGGAGGTTCAGTCATGATTAGCAACATCAAATTCAATGAACTGGAAAAACGCTTTGATCTGCTGGTGGAGAAAGTCAACGTTCTTGAAGAAAAAGTAAGATCGCTGACTGATAGTCAGGGCGGTGAAATCCCACCCGGTATGACTCCTGTCGCTACGCTGGCGGCTGAGTATGGCATTTCTACCAAAAAAGCGGAGGAACTGGCGAAAAATACGGGCGTTATGTTGGTTAAGCTGAAATCAGGTGGCTTTATTGTGCCTGACGAGAAATTCAGGGAAGCGGCCCGACTGGTTCTCCGTAGCGCAAAAAGAAAATACGGTTCGGCCTACTGGTTTCATCCGCTGATAGGCAAATTCCAAATGAGCGGAGGGATCCCGAAGTGAAAAATGCACCTAACGTAAAGGCGCTGCCGAAAGACAAGTTTACAGAAGCGATTATTTTCGCGGGTGCCGACGCGTGGAGTCATGCCAAAGGCTGGGAAGAGGGGTTAGGTAAGCAGATCGCGGAAGATACCACGCCTCCTGTTTATCTTGGCCCGCGGCAACTGGAGGAACTGGACAACCTGCGCATTATCGATGATGGCCGCAGAGCTGCGCGGGTATATCTGGCTGGCGATATCGAGACGTCGATGATTAGTGCCATTGGTGCCAAACTGGCACTGGCTGGGGTACAGGAGGCAAAACTTTATAAGAGTATTCCCGATACTCATCCGGAGGACTGGCGCGATCATCTTAATCGGATTAGGGAAGGAAAAAGCACAGTAGTAAATCTGCCAGTGACGAAAAGAGAACCAGCGCATGATGAAGTTAGCCCGGCTCTTAATCAGATGGGGGCCAGCCAGCGCGGGCAAGTGCTGCTGGCCCATTACGATGGAGACCTGGCTATTCATGCTGATTCGGACATGGTTCACCACTATAACGGTGTGATCTGGAATCCACTCCCGGATAAAGAGCTGCAACGGGCAATGGCGCAGATTTACATTGATGCTGAGGTAGCCTATTCGCAGAACGCCATCAAATCGGCGGTGGAAACCATGAAGCTGAGTCTGCCGGTGATGGGCGTAACAGCCCGCAACCTCATTGGCTTCAGCAACGGCGTATTTGATACCCGGACGGGGCAGTTCAGGGAGCACAGCAAAACCGACTGGTTGTTGATTGCCAGTGAACTGCCATTCAGTCCACCAACTGAGGGGGAGACACTGGCCAGCCATGCGCCGAACTTCTGGAAGTGGTTACGCCGTTCCGTGGCCAACAACGACCGCAAAACAGACCGTGTGCTGGCGGCGCTATTTATGGTGCTTGCGAACCGGTACGACTGGCAGCTGTTCCTTGAGGTTACGGGCCCCGGCGGTAGCGGTAAAAGTGTGATGGCGGAAATATGCACCATGCTTGCGGGCAAGGCCAATACTGTATCAGCCAGCATGAAAGCGCTGGAGGATGCCAGAGATAGAGCGCTGGTGGTTGGGTACTCACTTATCATCATGCCGGATATGACCCGCTATGCTGGCGATGGCGCCGGGATTAAGGCAATTACCGGCGGTGACAAGGTTTCTATCGATCCTAAGCATAAAGCGCCATATTCAACCCGTATTCAGGCTGTGGTGCTGGCGGTCAACAACAATGCAATGACCTTCAGCGACCGGAGTGGTGGGATATCGCGCCGCCGAGTTATATTCAACTTCACGGAAATAGTTCCGGAAAACGAGCGCGATACGATGTTGGCTGAAAAGATAGAAGGTGAGCTGGCCGTCATCATTCGCCATCTGCTGACCCGTTTTGCAAGCCAGGACGAAGCCAAACAGCTGCTGCACGAACAGCAGAAGTCAGAAGAAGCACTGGCTATCAAGCGAGAAGGGGATTCGCTGGTGGATTTCTGCGGTTATCTGATGGCGTCGGTAGTTTGCGATGGAATGTTTATCGGCAATGCGGAGATTGTGCCATTCAACCCGCGCAAATATTTGTATCACGCCTATCTGGCTTACATGCGAGCCAATGGCCTGAGTAAGCCGGTTTCTCTGATGCGGTTTGGAACCGATATGCCAGGCGCAATGGCTGAGTACGGCAAGGATTACCTAAAGCGCAAGACCAAACATGGTATACGTTCCAATGTAACTCTGCATGACGATTCAGAAGACTGGATGCCATCATGTAATAGTATATCTGCAAGTGGTGCGGTAGAGTAAATTTATTGATAAAGTGTTCACCACTATTCATCATGGTAAAAAGTCCTTTTATTACATGTCATTAGATGGTGAACATTTCTTTGTGAAGTATTCATCAGGTATTCACCTGTTCATCTTTTGCTTGTTTTATGTTCTAAAAGGTGAAGGGGGGAAGTGAACACTTGTGAATACTTAAAAGTGAGGTGTTCACCGCTTAACTTAATGAATTTTAACGATAAAAAGATAAGGGTGAACGGGTGAATACTTAAGCATATAATATTTATATTAAATTTCATTTGCTACGGAGTATTGGATGCAACGGCTTATTGAAATCAAAGAGCGTCTGGGTGTCATCGAAAGGTATCTTGATATACAGGCCCCGTTTTACAAACGAGATCTTAATATCTCAACTTTAATCACTGATCTAAAGGACCGTGTAGAGAGAAACCATAAATGGTTACAGCGCCAGAAATATCAAGGTATGTTAACTGAGTTTGAATCAATATTTATTGAGCCCGCAATTAATGATATTTATCTATCTTCGATAGTTAATCTTAAACGAGGCGTAAAGCCAAGTGATACAGTAAGTAATTATATATCTGAATCCTTATCCACTGTTGACTATTGGATTTCACATATTCCTAATAATCAATGAATTATGAATGGTGTGTTTTTTCTTTATATTTAATCTAAATGTTTATGGTGATGGTATGTTGACTGAGATTGTTAAAAGGGTTGGTGTCAATCGTACGGAAAAAATATTGGCATCGTTGGGTGATAAAACTTTTTTAGGATTGTGGTCATTTCCAAATGTATATAGCGATGAAGGTATAACTAAAAGTAAAGTAGGAAAAGAAGTTTGTGACCTTTTAGTAGTGTTTGAGAATAATGTTATTATCTTTTCTGATAAAGATAATAAGTTTCATGACAATATTGATATCTCTGTAGCTTGGAAAAGATGGTTTAAAAAGTCTGTTGTTGGTTCTGTAACACAATTGTATGGCGCTGAAAAGTTCATTAAGGAGTATCCTGAACGATTATTTTTAGATGAAGTATGCACAACAAAATTCCCAGTTGAATTTCTTGATCATATGCGTTTTTTTTTAATTGCAGTTACAAACAATAGTTGTGTGCAAGCGAAGAGATATTTCGATGGTATATCAGAAGGAAGTTCAGGGACGTTTGTGAATATTTTCCCATTTAACGCTTCTGATTGCATGGATAAACCATTTTGTGTAGGAGATTTATACCCAAGTAAAACATTTGTGCATGTTTTAGATGAGGTCTCTTTGAAATTGCTTCTAACTGAGTTAGATACTATAAATGACTTCATAGGCTACTTAGCAGAGAAGGAAAGGGTAGTTAGAAATGGTACGCTGCACACAAGCATTGGGGAAGAGGAGACACTAGCAACATACATTTTAAACAATAAAACGATTGTAAATAGTGATGATATCCCTGCTAATTCTATTGTTATGATTGATGAATATAGGTGGAAAGAATTAATAGAGTCATTTGAATATGCAACTCATTGCTCCTTTAAAATCGGAAGTGTTTTTTGGGATGAAATGATAAAAACATTCTCTGATTCAATTTTGTCTGCAAATGTTGGTGCTGGAAAAAATATGGACTTTGGTATTCATGAGATGGTTTTAAGGCAATTGGCATCTGAAAGTAGATATTCTAGATATATTTTGTCCCATAATTTTCTTGATAAGTTAAAACAAGTCCCGAAAGATCGCAGGAGTGCGAGAATTATAGAGTCTCCTGATTTTAAAGGAAAGTATTACTTATTCCTTTTTTTTCCTAGAGACCGGGGGCAAGGATATGATGAGTACCGTCAGGAAAGACAGGGATGTATGCACTCATACGCATTGGTGGCTAATTATAAATATCCTGAAATAAAAGAATTGATAATAATCGCTACAGAGCCTAAAGATGCAGAGGGTCGTTCGGAAGATATAATTTACTTTAACACCTCAAACACTTTAACAAGAGAAGAGAGACGATTGGCGAAGGAGTTAATGAGGGAACAAATGGTTCTGACTAATTTTTTATCGGAAAGGAATGTTGGGCCGAACATGAAGCGTTCTTCTGCTGCAATAGAATTACCCAAAGTTGGTCGTAATGAGAAATGTCCCTGCGGTTCCGGTGAGAAATATAAAAAATGCCATGGGAAATAAGTGTAAATTATTAGTTTGTATGTATTCATGGGTGTTTTTATAAAGCGGGTGGGGTTTACTTAAGAAACTTCGTGTATAACTTAAAGAGTGGCACTCAGACGTGAGCCGCCACAGGCCGTTTAATCAAGCTGTAGTGAGTACAGCCTGAGAGAGTCAGAAAAAGGTTAAACGGCCTTACCCCTTCCCGCGCTGGTTTCACGTCTTAACGTTAATTGTTACGGAAACCACTCATGAAAAAATTACTCGAATTACGCCAGCAGAAAGCCGCACTCAAAACCCAGATGCGTTCCATGCTGGATAAAGCCGACACCGAAAAGCGCAGCCTGAACGATGATGAGGGCAAGCAGTTCGACGAACTCCGTGTCCAGGCTGATGCGCTTGAAGTTGAAATCACCCGTCTTGAAGCCGTCGCCGACGATCAGCGCAATCAGCTTGGTACTTCCGTTGAAGGTGAGCCAGTAAGCAACGACGAACTGCGACACTACATCATGACCGGTGATACCCGTTCTCTCTCCACGCTGGTGCAGGCTGATGGCGGGTATACCGTTATCCCTGAGCTGGACAAAGAGATCATGCGCCAGTTGCAGGATGATAGCGTGATGCGATCTATCGCGACAGTGAAGACAACCAAAACCAACGAATACCAGAAACTGGTATCTGTGGGCGGTGCTGCCGTTAAGCATGGGGCAGAAGGTGAAGCGCGTGCCGAAACTACCACACCAAGAATGGAACGTGTGGATATCAAACTCAGCCCGATCTATGCATACCCGAAAACCACTCAGGAGATCCTCGATTTTTCCGAGGTGGATATTCTGGGTTGGTTATCTTCTGAAATCTCCGACACCTTCAGCGCTACTGAAGAAAATGATTTTGTTAACGGCGATGGTGTGAAGAAGGCTAAAGGCTTTCTGGCTTATGACCGAGTGGCCACCGGCGATAAAACCCGACCTTTCGGTACGCTGGAGAAAATGGAAACGACAGCTGTTAACTCTGATGGTCTGATCGACCTGCTATACAAGCTGAAAGCGAAATACCGCAAGAACGCCATATGGGTGATGAACTCGAATACTGCGGCCACGCTTCAGAAGCTGAAAAACGATAACGGGGACTATATCTGGCGCGATCGTCTGGTCGCTGACTCTCCTGATACGCTGCTGGGCCGTCCGGTTCAGTATCTGGAAACTATGCCCGATGCGGCTCCGGGAGAAGCATTTCTGGCGGTTGGCGACTTTAAGCGTGGTTACTTCATTGTCGATCACACTACTGGCGTGCGCACCCGTCCTGACAATATCACCGAACCGGGTTTCTACAAGGTGCATACCGATAAATACCTGGGCGGCGGCGTGGTGGACTCCTGCGCCATCAAGGTGCTTGAGCTTTCCGGCTCCGGTTCCTGATCTGACGTTTAAGGGGCTTCTGCCCCTTTTTGCCCTCTGTGGAGTCCAGTAATGAAAACAATAGATTTTGAAATCCGTATCTCCGAACTGAGCGCCAGCAACAAAAAGCTGGTGGGCTATGCCGTGCGCTGGAACAGCCTGTCAGAAGTTATCTGGGATGAATTCCGTGAGCAGTTCGCGCCGGGGGCGTTTAAAGACAGTCTGGCATCCGGTAGCGATGTGCGTGCGCTGTATGAGCATAACTATACCCAGCTGCTTGGGCGCACCAAATCAGGCTCGCTGATACTTTCCGAGGATGATACCGGGTTGCGCTTTGAACTTACTCCACCGAATACCCAGCTTGGGAATGATGTGCTGGAGCTGGTGGAACGTGGGGATATTTCCGGCATGAGTTTTGGTTTCCGCGCGCTGAAAGAGACGTGGGATATCGGCCAGTCTCCGTACCTCCGTACTGTAATAGCTGCCGACCTGCGGGAAATCACAGTTACGTCTATGCCTGCTTATCCTGAATCTGGTGTGGAAATCGCGCACCGTTCGCTTTTCTCCCAACACCCTGAACTGCGTCGCGCTGGCGATAATCGTCGCCGCTGGACTGAATTAGCGGGGCTTTGATATGTGGAATATCTGGCCGTTTGGCCGTAAGTCTGAACCCTCCGAGCAGCGCAGCATGACCATTGATGAGTTTCTGGCGATGGCAGGGATTCCAAATACCGGATCAGGCGAGTACGTGTCTGCGGGTACTGCGGAATCTCTGCCGGCGGTGATGAATGCTGTTTCCGTTATCAGTGAAGCTGTGGCGACAATGCCCTGTTACCTCTATCGGGTACGAAATGATAAAGGACGAGAGGCGCGGGAGTGGCTGAGCAATCACCCGGTGGATTTTCTCCTGAACGAACAGCCTAACGACTGCCAGACGCCTTACCAGTTTAAACGCACGATGATGCGCCACTGCCTGCTGAATGGTAACGCCTATGCGGTGATCCAGTGGGGCCGTGACGGCCAGCCGCAATCCCTGCATCCGTATGCGCCGGGGGCGGTTGTTCCCGAACGTATCGGCCAGCATAAGTACAAATACACCGTTACTGAACCGTTTACGGGGGCTGTGCGCACCTACTTGCAGGAAGAGATGCTGCACCTGCGTTACTCCACCGACGATGGCTTTCTGGGGCGTTCGCCGATCACCGTCTGCCGTGAGGCGTTGGGGCTGGGCCTCGCTCAGCAGCGCCACGGTGCCAGCATTATGAAAGATGGCATGATGGCGGCTGGCGTGGTCACTACTGCTGAATGGCTCGACAGCTTAAAGGGCAAACAAGCTCTGGACGCACTGGAACGCTACAAAGGTGCCAGAAACGCCGGGAAAACGCCGATCCTTGAAGGTGGTATGGACTATAAGCAGCTTGGCATGAGCAATCAGGATGCTGAGTGGCTGGCCTCCCGTCGCTTCACCATTGAAGATATTGCCCGCATGTTTAACGTTTCTCCCATCTTCCTGCAGGAATACAGCAACAGCACCTACAGCAATTTTAGTGAGGCGAGCCGCGCCTTTCTTACCATGACAATGCGCCCGTGGCTGGCGAACTTTGAACAGCAGATTAAATCCGCGTTGCTGGTGGCATCGCCTGTACCCGGAATCCGTTATCAGGTGGAGTTCGACTCTGCCGATCTTCTTCGAGCCACTCCAACCGAACGTTACGCCACTTATGAGCGCGGTATCAAGAACGGGATCATGAACCCGAACGAAGCCCGCGAACGGGAAGGGATGCCACCGCGCGAAGGTGGCGACGAATACAGTCAGGCATGGAAGCAGGAAGTGAAGGTCAGTAAGGACAACAAGGACGGTGACGAATGAGAGCCGGAAAGATGAAACGCCGCGTCACTTTTCAGAAGTCAGAATCTCACCGTGATCAGATGGGTCAGGTTATCTCTGTGTGGTCTGACCTTGCCACCGTCTGGGCTGAAATCCGCGCTATAAGTGGGCGTGAGCGTATGTCTTCAGGGGCGCTCTACTCCGAAGCCACTGTACGAATCTGGACGCGCTACCGCGACGATATCACCACCGCAAACCGCATTTTGTACCGCTCGCCAAATGTCCGGGGGCAGATTTACGGCATTGTGGCCGTCATTCCTGATGTGGATCACACCCGGCTTGAGCTGCTGTGCAAGGGAGGCATTTTCAATGAATGAGTTAATTGGTCTGGAAGAAGCAAAGCTGCATTGCCGTATTGATGATGATTATGAAGACACGCTGATACAGGCATACATCGATGCGGCGCTGGAGGTTTGCCAGAAGCATATCGGCAAGCGGTTTGATAACGGGCTGGAGTTTACGCCAGCTATCAAGATTGGCTGTCTGATGTACGTATCTCAGCTGTACGAGTACCGCACGATGATTGGTGATACTGACGCCAAAGAGATACCGATGGCTGTCTCTGCGTTGTGGTCTGTCTATCGTGATGTGGGGGTGTACTGATGCCGTGGCAACCACTACGCCGATGCACTGAGCCGGGATGTAATAAACGGGTGAAGTCTGGCAAGTGTGACGAGCATAAGCGGGATGCCCGCCGACAAAGCGACAGCCGAAGAGGTACGCGAACAGAGCGTGGTTACTCCAACCGCTGGGGCCAATATCGTCGTCATTTTCTGAAAGCTAATCCGCTGTGTGTCCATTGTCTTAAGGCTGACGTCTATACATCGGCAACTATCGTCGATCACATCATCCCTATCGAGGGTGAGGCCGATGTGCTGTTCTGGCCCGCCAGTAATCACCAGTCGTTATGCGCTGCCTGTCATGGACGGAAGACAACCACAACAGACCCGGTGACGAAGCAGCAGCGTAAAGCCGGTAAGTTCTGTGAGCAGGAAGAAGCAGCACGTCATCGCACCGACTGGATCTATGAGGCAAACAATGACTGAGCAGGAACAGCAGCGGCTGATTAGTGGGCTGATAAAGCAGCGTGAGTCATGGCAACCAGCCAGACAGAGGGCGCATAAGAAGCCCGCAGCAAAGCGCATGAGCCAGCGTGACCGGGAGCTCATTGAATGCTTTCGCAACCGCTGACAGGCCGAATGGACGGGGTGGGGGAGGTTTTCAGGACAAACCCCTCTCAGCGAGGAACCACCCGCCCCCTCAAATTTTTACGCTCGGTGATTTTTTTGAAAATAAAACGTGATGGAAACGAGAAATTTTATGGCAAGACCACCAAAACCGCCAGCTTACCTTGATGAGCTGGCCGCGCAGCAGTGGAAAGCAAAGGCGAAGCAACTGGCGGAGCGCGGGGATCTGACTCCCGCCGACTGGAATAACCTTGAGCTTTTTTGCGTTAACTATTCGTTGTACCGCAAAGCCGTGGAAGACCTTGCCAGCCGTGGGTTCAGCATTGTTAATAGCCAGGGCGGCGAGAGCCGGAATCCGGCGCTGAGTGCAAAGGCGGATGCTGAAAAAATCATGATTAAAATGTCGTCGCTGCTGGGCTTTGATCCGGTAAGCCGCCGTCGTAATCCTGTAGAAACGGAAGAGGAAGACGAGCTTGACCGTCTGGGATGAGTACGCAAACGCGATAAAAACGGGCGAAATTCCGGCCTGTAAGCGCGTAAAACAGGCCGTGGAAAGATACTTTTCAGACCTGAGTGACCCCCGTTATGAATTCGATACGTCGACCGTAGAGCGGTTTATTGCGTTCTCCCGGCTCTGTCCTCACGTCAAAGGACCGCTGCGCGGCCAGCCTATTGAACTGGAGCCGTGGCAACAATTTGCCTTTGCTAACCTGTTGGGATTTAAATTAAGGGAATCAGGCCGCCGGAAGTACAGCAGCGCCTTTATTGAGGTGCCGCGCAAGAATGCCAAATCTACCGTAGCCGCCATGCTGGCTAACTGGTTTCTGGTAATGGAGAAGGGCCAGCAGGATATCTACACGGCGGCGGTGAGCCGGGATCAGGCCCGAATCGTGTTCGACGATGCCCGCCAGATGTGCCTGCTGTCAAAACCGCTGAAAAAGCGCGTCAGTATTCAGGCGCATAAAGTCATTTTTCCAAAGAGCAACAGCCTGTTGAAGCCGCTGGCGGCGAAAGCGGCCACCATTGAGGGGACTAACCCCAGCCTGGCGATTGTCGATGAATACCACCTTCACCCCGATAACGGTGTTTATTCCGCGCTTGAGCTGGGTATGGGCGCACGACCGGAGGCGATTTTGTTCGCCATCACGACCGCCGGAAGTAACGTTGTCTCCGCCTGCAAACAGCATTATGACTACTGCTGCCAGATTCTGGCCGGGGAAGAGAGTAACGATTCGCTATTTGTCCTGATCTACGAGCTTGACGACGAAAGCGAGGTTGAGCAGCCTGAAATGTGGATCAAGGCTAACCCTAACCTTGATGTGTCCGTTGACGCGGCGAAACTGGAATCTACCATCCAGAAAGCGCGAGGTATACCGTCGCAGTGGGTGGAAATGCTGACTAAACGTTTCAATATCTGGTGTCAGGGCTCTACGCCGTGGATGGGTGCCGGTGCATGGGGCGCCTGTGCGCTCGACTATACCGAAGAAGATCTTGCAGGGATGGAGTGCTACGCAGGATTTGACCTGTCCTCAACCAGCGATATCACCAGCGTGAGCTACGCTTTCCCGATCGACAGGGAGATCCGCCTGCTGACCCGCCATTATCTGCCGGAAGCGCAGTTGCTTAACGTCGCCAACAAAAACCGCGCTATCTACCGCCAGTGGGTGAAAGCGGGCTGGATACGCCCCACACCCGGCGACTGTATCGACTATGACCGCATTCGTGACGATATCCTGCGCGATGCTGAAATCTTCAATATCCGGCTGGTGGGATTCGATACGTGGAACGCCACACATTTGCGTACCCAGCTACAGGGGGCGGGGCTCGATGTGGAGCCTTTCCAGCAAACCTATCTGCGGTTCAGCCCGGTTGCTAAATCTTTTGAGGTGTTCGTGAACCGTAAGGTATTACGCCATCGTGGCGATCCGGTTCTGTCCTGGGCGATGGGTAATGTTGTGATGGAGTCCGACGCTAACGCCAACATAAAGCCTAACAAAAAGAAATCTGGTAACAAGATCGATCCTGCGGTCGCAGCGTTGATGGCATTCGGTACCTTCCAAGCTGAACATGAAGATTTTGCGTTTGACATGAGTGACAGCTACAAGGAACGGCTGGCGACGTTTAATGGGGTTTGAGCGAAATGCCTCAGAGTAAACATCTGCAATTGATGTTGGGGAAACTTTATAGCGTTGTTTCCCCCATGTTTGCTAACTACAGAAATCAAATACAACGCATCCTTTCGAGAAATTTGCAATGGATTTCAAGTCACTTGCTGAGATTACCCCAGCGTTTTTAATTACGATTTGAGCTTGTTTCGCACTTGCATAGTTTGCAATTGATTTGAGGTCGGTCGCAGAAATGGTTTTAGCATCAAGAATCATTCCTCCGCCATAACTAGCAATTGATTTCAAATCTGAGACTGTAATCATATCTTATCCTTGAAAAGTAAAGGCCGATAGGGTGAACCCAGTGGTTCTGTGTATAGCAGTGTGTACTGCTCTACAAGCTAGATATCATTCTATTTGTCAAAAAAGTCTTATACAACATGTAATTAAAAATCCTTGCAATAAATATCACGAACATACTACTGATGCGCTTTACACCACCATGACCACCGGCATGGGGGCTCGTGAACAACCGATGACACTGATCATCACCACTGCCGGCTATGACATTACATCCCCTTGCTATGAAAAGCGTACTCAGGTTGTCGAGATCCTGCGGAGAACCCGTAATGGCGAGGAAAATGAAACCATATTTGGGCTGATTTATGGCCTTGATGACGATGATGACTGGACGACTCCTGAGGCATTAATCAAGGCAAACCCCAACTATGGCATTTCGGTAAAAGCAGATTTTCTCCGGGCTAAACAATTATTGGGTATGTCGACGCCCGGGCAGACAAACAAGATTCTGACCAAGCATTTCAATCGCTGGGTAAGCGCAAAATCAGCTTATTACGACCTGAGAAAATGGATGGATGCAGCCGATAAAAACCTTAAGTTGTCAGATTTTGAAGGGGAAGAATGCTGGCTGGGTATCGATCTGGCCTCGAAAGTTGACCTCAATGCCGTGGTTCCAGTTTTTCGTCGTGAAATAGACGGAATAACACATTTTTACTGTGTTTCTCCTCTGTTCTGGGCACCCGAAGAAACCATTTACTCGCAGGAGACCGCGCTGAAAAGTACCGCAGAACGTTATCAGTCCTTTGTCCGGCAGGGTAAGTTGATCCCGACCGATGGTGGCGAAGTTGATTACAGGCTGATATTTGAAACGATCCTGAAGCTGCGGAATACCGTAAAAATTGCCCAATGCCCCATTGATCCTTATGGCGCGACTTCATTACGTCACATGCTTGAGGAAGAGGGGCTTGAGCCTGTCGAGATAAGACAAAATTTTACCCATATGAGTGATCCTATGAGAGAGATTGAGGCTGCGCTCATCTCGGGGAGATTCCATCATGACGGACACCCCGTCATGAACTGGTGTATTTCCAACATCGTCGGCCAGTACCTTCCCGGAAGTGACGATATTGTGCGTCCCGGGAAAGAAGGGCGGCAGAACAAGATAGATGGTGCGGTTGGTTTAATGATGGGGCTGGGGCGCGCCATGCTTAACAGTTCAGTGATGACATCCGTATACGATGAGGAAGATATAGCATGCTAATTTCAGTTCTGAGTTTTATTGTCGGCCTCACTGGTGCTGGATTGTTATCTGCAGGTGCCTGGCTTATTTCTCCATCAGTGGGATTGATAACAGGAGGGATTATTTGTCTGGGCTGGTCATATATGACAACCCGGGCCTTTTCCTCCGGCGTCAGCAATGGCGGAGGTGAATAATGTTCCTTCCCCAGATGTTCAGGGGCCGACAATATTCGGGTAATAGCTTCTGGGAAGCCATGCTGGGCGGGGTTCGTTCAAGCCAGAGCAAAACTGGCATCATAATCACGCCGGAAACCGCTCTTGGACTTTCAGCGGTCCGGGCCTGTGTCACCCTCCTGGCGGAGTCCGTCGCGCAGCTGCCGTGCGAACTTTACCGGCGGGATAAAAATGGCGGGCGCCAGCGTGCGACGGACCACCCGGTTTATGACCTGATTCACTCCCAGCCCAACAGGAAAGACACCTCATTCGAGTATTTTGAGCAGCAGCAGGGGTTGCTGGGGCTGGAGGGAAATTGCTACTCGATCATCGAACGGGACGGAAAAGGCTACCCGAAAGAGCTGATCCCCATTAACCCGAAAAAGGTCATTGTGCTGAAAGGGCCGGACGGTATGCCGTATTACCAACTCCCGGAAGTCGGCGAAATTCTGCCGATGCGCATGATGCACCATGTGAAGGTCTTTTCTCTGGATGGCTATATCGGCAGCTCCCCCATTCAGACGAACGCCGATGTTCTGGGGCTGAACCTGGCGGTTGAGGAGCATGCGGCCGCGACATTCCGGCGCGGGACAACGATGAGTGGGGTGATAGAGCGTCCGAAAGAGGCCGCGACCATTAAAAGCCAGGATGCTATTGATCGCCTGCTGGCGAAATGGACCGAGCGCCATTCCGGTATTCACAATATGTTCTCTGTGGCACTGCTGCAGGAGGGTATGAGCTACAAACAACTGTCGCAGGATAACGAAAAGGCGCAGCTGCTACAGTCGCGGCAGTGGGGCGTGGAAGAGGTCTGCCGGCTCTATAAAATCCCGCCACATATGGTGCAGATGCTGGCGAAAGCGACCAACAACAACATTGAGCACCAGGGCCTGCAGTTCGTGATGTACACGCTGCTGGCATGGCTGAAACGCCATGAGGGTGCGTTGCAGCGCGATCTGCTTCTGCCCAGCGAACGCCGCGATTTGTACATCGAGTTCAACGTTTCCGGGCTGCTGCGAGGCGATCAGAAATCACGCTATGAATCTTATGCGCTGGGCCGCCAGTGGGGATGGCTATCCACTAACGATATCCGGCGTATGGAGAATCTGCCGCCAATTGCTGGCGGGGACAAATACCTGACGCCGCTCAATATGGTCGACAGCGCGAAGATCCTTCCTGGCGATAAGTCGCCGACAGCAAAACAGCTGGCCGAAATCGAAACCCTTCTGGCCAGAGCCTGATTATTTCCCGCCGCGCGGGATGACCTGGAAGACAACATGACAACGAAATTAATTAACCTGCCGCACCTGGCAGATATGGTCTTTGGTGTGCCGCATTACGTGACGCGGCAAACAATGGACTCCGTGAAAGCGGTGCTCATCCCTCGTATTCAGGGGATCACCGAAGATGCCGTCATTCAGATGGCGCTGAATCCGGGTAAATCGCCTGCCGCTGAGCAGGTCCAGCCCGCAGGCGGGGTGGCGGTGATCCCCGTTCACGGCATTCTTGTTCCACGCCGGGGGCAGATTACGGCGATGTGCTCCGAGCTGACCAGCTACGAGCGGATACGCGGGCAGTTGCAGGCGGCGTTAAACGACCCCTCAATCAGCGAAATCGTTCTGGATATTAACTCCGGCGGCGGCGCAGCGGTGGGGTGCAAGGAGCTGGCCGATTACATTTATCAGTCTCGCGACACGAAACCCATCACGGCGATTGTGAACTACAGCGCGTATTCCGCCGCGTATTTCATCGCATCGGCCTGCAGCAAAATCATCGTCAGCCAGACCAGTGGCGTGGGGTCGATTGGTGTGATCATGGAGCACCTCGATACGTCGAAGATGGAAGAAAAAATGGGGCTGACGTTCACCACCATTTACCGGGGAGATAACAAAAATAACGGCACCCAACATGAACCACTGAGTGAAGAGTCGCTGGGTATGTTCCAGGGCATGATCGACGAAATGTACGAGACGTTTACGGGGTCGGTGGCCGAATATCGCGGCCTGAAGCAGCAGGCCGTCATTGATACGCAGGCGGGGCTGTATTTTGGCCCTGGCGCTGTGTCTGCCGGCCTGGCGGATGAAGTCTCTGACCCCCAGGCGGCGATCAATGCTATCGCGGCAAAGTATCAGCAACCCCGTCAAAAAACCTCCATTCAGATGCAGGCAGCCGCGATGGACCTGCAAACCAAAATGTAACCCGGCGCAAACACAAACCGCGTCACCTTAAGCAGCCAGCAGGCTGCTTTTTTTATGTCTAAAAAGAGAGAAATAAAATGCCACATATTGAAGAATTGCGTCGTCAGCGTGCGGGTATCAACGAACAGGTTCAGGCCCTGGCAACCATTGACGCCAGCGGCGGCACGCTGACTGCGGAGCAGATGACGGAGTTTTCGAACCTGCAGCAGCAGTTCACTGATATCAGCGCCAAAATTGAACGCCTGGAAGCCGCCGAACGTGCTGCGGCGCTGGTCGCAAAGCCAGTCAAGGCTACCCAGCAGGGACCAGCAGTCATCGTCAAAGCTGAGCCGAAGCAATACACAGGCGCAGGCATGACGCGCATGGTGATGTCGATTGCCGCAGCGAAGGGGGATCTGCGTGATGCAGCGGTCTTTGCCGCTGAAGAACTGAATGATCAGTCTGTATCGATGGCCATTTCCACCGCTGCGGGTTCCGGTGGGGCGCTCATCCCGGAGAACATGCAAAACGAAGTCATCGAGCTGCTGAGCGACCGTACCATCGTCCGTAAGCTGGGCGCCCGCTCCATTCCGCTGCCTAACGGTAATCTGTCGTTACCGCGCTCGGCTGGCGGTGCAACGGCCAGCTACACCGGCGAAGGAAAGGATGCCAAATCGTCTGAATCAAAATTCGACGATGTAAAACTGAATGCCAAAACCATGATCGCACTGGTCCCGATGTCGAACCAGCTGATTGGCCGCGCCGGTTTTAACGTTGAGCAGCTGGTCCTGCAGGATATTCTGACCGCCATCTCTGTTCGTGAGGATAAAGCGTTTATGCGCGATGACGGTACCGGCGATACACCAATTGGTATGAAGGCGCGTGCGACGCAGTGGAACCGCCTGCTGCCGTGGGAAGCTGGTTCCACGATCAACCTGAACACGGTTGATGAGTACCTGGACAAGATTATTTTGATGGCGATGGATGGCAACAGCCTGATGATCCGTTGCGGCTGGGGTATGTCGAACCGTACCTATATGAAGTTGTTTGGCCTGCGTGACGGCAACGGCAACAAAGTCTACCCGGAAATGGCTCAGGGGATGCTCAAGGGCTATCCGATTCAGCATACCAGCGCTATTCCGGTTAACCTGGGCGAAAGTGGCAAGGAATCGGAAATTTATTTCGCTGACTTCAATGATGTTGTTATCGGTGAAGATGGCGCCATGAAGGTCGATTTCTCCAAAGAGGCCACCTATTTGGATGCCGAAGGCAACACGGTTTCCGCGTTTGCGCGAAACCAGTCGCTGATCCGCGTCGTCCTCGAACACGATATCGGCTTCCGTCATCCGGAAGGCCTGGTGCTGGGTACCGGCGTCCTGTTCTAACCCATCCCTCAGTAAATACGGCCCGCATATGCGGGCTTTTCCTTTTCAGGAGAATGTTATGGCTGTGAAAAATAAAGCAGTGGAGCCGGAAGAAACAGGCACACAGGACAACCATGCGACCGAGACCGCACAGGACAACCATGCGACCGAGACCGCACAGGATAACCGTGCGACCGTGGTCGCACAGGCAGAACGTAAATCCGTTGTGTTCCTCGGTCCGCATAGCCGTTATTCCCGTGGTGATATCGCGTGGTTTGAAGGATCGCACGCCGAAGAGCTGGTTAAGCGCCGTATCGCGGTATGGCCGAAGGATGCCGAACGCGCGCTGAAACCGAAGCCGGGAGACAGCGATTTTGATACTGACATTGGATGATGTGAAAACCCAGCTACGCCTGGAACTGGATTTCACGGAGCATGACGCCATGCTCACGCAAATGGTGAACGCCGCGCAGCGGAGCATCGAGCGTGATTATTACTGCAAGCTGGTCACCAGTGATGAAGAGCTGCAGGCACTCCCGGAGACCGTCCGCGGATTTATCGCGGATGAAGATATCCGGCTGGCCATTCAGTTTCTGGTCAGCGATGCGTATCTGAATGGCCATACCGGACAGTGGCTGGAAACCGCTGCGGTGAGGCATCTTCTTTTCCCCCTGCAGGAGCATACGCTATGAACCTGAAACCGGGAGAAATGACCTGCCGCATTGTGATTGGCTATATGCAATCCGGGCGGGGGCCGCTGGGCGAACCTCTGCCAGAAAAGCTGGTTGAGACGGGGAAAGCTTGGGCGAAGGACGAGCTGGTATCCGGCAGGAAAGTCCGAACGCTGGATCAGCAGCAGGTAGTGGAAACCCGCCATTTTACCGTCCATCCAGGGGTTCTGGTCGACCTAGACTGGAAAATCACGACGAAAAATTTGGTTTATACCGTCCGGAATATCGACCGCAAAACGGACCGGATCATTATCACGGGGGAGGCTGACGGGCGGCATGATAGAGCTGGCGATTAAGGGTGCGCTGGAGCGCATCACCGGCATGAATGCGTATCCGCTTTTACTGCCGGACACGGTCCAGGAAGGAGCGACCTTTCAGCGTATCTCTGACCCGGAAATGGTCTCGGGAATGTTGCGAACGGGGATCGTATCTGCCCGTATCCAGGTGAACCTGTACCTTCTCGATAATTACACCTCACTGCTGCAGCTGGATAAAAAAATCTGGACGGAACTGAAGTCAGTCGTTCATGGCCAGCTGGAGGGTATCCCGGTTCAGTATGTGGAGCGAGGCGGTATCCATCAGGATAAAAACCAGCTGACGAATCGTCGCATTCAGTATCGCCTGACCCGCGATTTCATCATTCACTACGTGGAGGACTCCTCGTGATCCGAATGGAAGTTAAAGGGCTGGATGAGCTGGAGCGGCAGTTAATGGCCCTGGGCGAAAAAGTGGCGACGAAGGTATTGCGGGATGCCGGGCGCGAAGCGCTAAAGGTCGTCGAGGAAGATATGAAGCAGCATGCCGGCTTTGACGAAACGTCTGCCGGGCCGCACATGCGGGACTCAATCAAAATCCGCTCTTCCACCCGCAAGGGTAAAGGGAACGCGGTTGTAACGCTCCGTGTTGGCCCCAGCAAGCAGCACCATATGAAGGCGCTGGCGCAGGAGTTTGGCACGGTTAAACAGGTTGCAGACCCCTTTATCCGACCCGCCCTGGATTACAACCTCCAGACCGTTTTGCGCGTGTTAACCGTGGAAATCCGAAACGGCATTGAAAACAGGTAGCATCCGCTGCCGTATAAAAAGAGAGAGAAACATGGCTGATAAAACTTCACCTGAATATGCGATGTTGCCGGCGGGCACCATTGTGAAATACGGGGAGCCTGGCGCTGCCACGTCAGCGCTGAAACCGCTGATTAACTGTAAAGCGCTGGGTGCAATGGGGCAGACGGGGGGCTTTGTCGACTGCACCACGTTACTGGATAAGCAGAAACAGTCCATCAGCGATCTGCCTGACGGGCCTGAAAAGTCGCTGGGCTTTATTGATGATCCAGGCAATACCGATTTTGCCGCGCTGCTGAACGCAGCAGAGGCCCGCAAGACCATCCAGTTATACGTCGAATTACCCAACAAGCGAACAGCGACGATGCTCCTTGCGCTGTCCGGGTGGCAGATGAATGAAATCGCCGCTCCGGCGAATGAGGTCATCCAGATCACTGTTCAGGGTAAGCAGAACAAGATCACCTGGGGAACCGTGGCTGTCTCCGGCGGCGCCTGATTAACTTAACCTGTAAACAGCCACCTTAGGGTGGCTTTTTATTTTTAAGGACTACCTGTGAAAGATAAAGATTACCTGTCCACGCTGAAATCCGCGTTGCTTAAATCGGAGCCAACCGTCATTAAAACCGAGTTGTTTGGCGCTACCGTATTCATCCGCCGCCTGACCGGGGATTACCTCATCAGCTACGAAGAGAAAATGGCTGAAACCGCAAAAGCTGGCGCAGCGCGCGAGGCATCGGAGCAAGTCATCCAGATCGTCATCGATGCACTGGTTCAGCCGGATGGAACGGCCATTCCGGATGAGTTTAAACCCACGGCAGCCGAGCTGCTGAAGGCCCATGAAAACCCCGAACTGCTGGCTGCAGTGGAAAAAGTGAAGCAACACGCAATCGGCAAGCTGGAGGAAGCGGAAAAAAACTGAGTGACTCGCCCTGGCTGGAGCTGATTTTCTGGCTGGCCGACCGCTGGGGCGAGCCTGACCCATCCAAAATTGCCGCATTGCCGGCAAACACTCTGTACCACTGGCGAGCCTACTTCCTGAAACAGGGCACTTTCCGCCGTCCTGGCGATGAAAACACGCCACCTACCGAAACCACACCTGCGCCATCCCGGGTCGATGATGAATGCGCGGCAGTCATGAGGGCATTAATGTAATGGCAGACGTCGCATCTTTAGCGGTCGGGCTGCACCTGAACGCAGCCAGTTTTAAATCCCAGTTGCTGGGAGCGTATGGCGATGCGGAGAACCAGTCACGACGGTTTAACCGTAATGCCCAGGCGGACGCGAAAAAGACGGAGGACGCCTATAAGAAGGTCGGTCTGTCGATATCCGGGATGGCCAGCCGGCTGGCGGGGCTGGCAGGAGCCGGCCTTTCCATCGGTACGATCGTCACCACGTCCAGACAATATGGACAGGCATTATCAGACCTGCAGGCCATCACCGGTGCGACTGCTGCTGAAATGAAAGCGCTGGATCTGGCTGCGCAGGAAATGGGACGCACGACAGAGTACAGCGCCAGCCAGGCCGCCGAGGCGCTAAAGCTGATGGCGTCGGCTAAACCGGAGCTTTTAAAAACGTCCGATGGACTGCAGAAGGCTACGAACAGCGCGCTTATCCTGGCGCAGGCCGCCGGCACAACGCTGCCCGATGCGACCAGAACGCTGGCGCTCTCCTTAAACCAGTACGGGGCGAGCGCGCAGGAGGCGGATCGTTATATCAACGTGCTGGCCGCCGGCGCGAAGTACGGGTCGTCGGAGATTGTGGATACAGCGGCCGCCATTAAAAATGGTGGCGTCGCAGCCGCACAGGCCGGCGTTGGTTTTGAGCAGCTGAATGCCGCGATTCAGGTGCTGGCAGAGCGTGAAATTAAAGGCGGTGAAGCCGGCACGGCGCTGCGTAACGTCATCCTGAATCTGGAAAAGGGCACGGACAAGAGTCTCAAGCCGTCCGTGGTTGGTCTCAGCCAGGCGCTGACCAATCTTTCCGGGAAAAATCTCTCCACGGCCCAGGCCGTAAAACTGTTTGGCGTGGAGAACCTGAATGCGGCGTCTATCCTGGTCCAGAACCGTTCAAGGCTTGATGAGCTGACCGCTTCCCTGACCGGTACCAAAACGGCGCATGAGCAGGCATCCATCAGGGTTAACAACCTGAACGGCGATTTGCTGGGTCTGAGCAGTGCGTTTGAAGGGATGGTCATTAAGATCGGCCAGAGCAGTAACGGGCCACTCCGCAGCGGGATTCAGGTTGCCACGGAGGCACTGAACAGCCTGGCAGACAATTTCAACACCGTCTCCAGCGTGGCGCTTTACAGTCTGATCCCCGTGCTATCCACGAAACTGACCGCAGGGCTGCGGGAGAATATCGCGGCCTGGCGGGAAAGCCAGGCGGCGGTAAAAGCGCGGGCGCAGGCTGATGCGGATATTGCCCGCAAAACGCTGGATTCGACAGCTGCCATCCTGAAACAGAACGACGCTGAGTTTGGCCACTACCGGCAGATGGAGCGGACGGCTAAACAGTACGGGATGAATATCAGTTACCAGGATGAGTTTGCCCGCCTCATCCGACAGGAAACTGAACAAACCAATCTGGCCAGCCAGGCGAAACTGAAACTGGCGGCGGCAAACCGGCAATTGTCGATATCAGCCCGCGCGGCCTCTGTTGCGGTGGGCCTGGCAAGAGGCGCCCTGGCTTTTGTTGGTGGTCCGGTTGGCGCGGCGACGCTGGCTGGATCTGCATTACTGTATTTCCATCAACAAGCAAAAGAAGCCCGGCAATCGGCCATTGATTTAAAAGATGCCGTAGTGGAAACCAGTGAAGCGCTGATGCGCCTCTCGCTTAACCAGTTAAATGTGAAGCAGTTCGACCTGGAGGATAAGTACGAAAACCAGGTCGTGCAGCGTAACCAGCTGATGAAAGAGATTCAGGATGCCGACAGTCGTATCGACAGCCTGAAAGGGTTTGACCCCTTCGGCCAGCTGGAAGGGGTGACAAAAGGCCAGGCGCGTGCACGGGCGGATCTCGAAAGCGTTAACGAGGGACTCCGCAAAACTGAGGAAAACATTAAGCGTGTCAGTGATGCAAAAACACTGGCTCAGCTGGGTTTATCGGGAAAAATAACCTCCCTTACGGACGATCTGAAAGGGGCGTTAAGCACGCCCCCTAAAGAGACCGGAGAGGGAAATCCCTGGGGCGGCGATGGCGGTACCGGCACGGGGAAAGGCAGTAAGTCCCAGGTCGACCAGTTCAAAACGCTGCGGCAGCAAATTGAAGAAGCCCATGCGTCCAGCCTGGCCAGAATTAACCTGCAGGAAAAGGACAGTAACAGGGAGCTGCAGGAAGCGGCGAAGAAAAATGGCGCCAGTGATGCTGACCTGCAGCGCGCGCTGTTAATGAACGCAGAGAATTACCAGAAACAGCGACTGGATCTGGCCGCGCAGTATTCCCCCGCCCAGGAAACTCTGCGAAAAGAGCAGGAAGCCAGCCGGGACCTGGCTGAGCTTTTCAAAGCCCGCCTTCTTGATGAAAAAGAGTACCAGGCCGCACGAATAACGCTGGCCAGAGATACCGCGAAAGAGCTGCTGCAGGCGCATGCCGATGAAATCGCTGCGCCGGCACTGGATATCGCCGGCGAAGTTGATCCACTGGTCTCGCTGCGCAATCAGCTTGCGCATCGGCAGGCATTGCTGCAGGCGTACTACCAGGGCAGCGCGATCAGCAAAGAACAGTACGAAATGCTGATGCAGAAGGCGACGAAAGAATCCGCCGATGCGCAGTATCAGACGACACTGGAGTTATACCGATCACAGGGAGAATTCCAGAGCCTGGCCGTCGGGTTATTTGAAACGGCCCATGAGCGCTCTAGCAACTTCCTGACGAGCATGCTGACGCGGACGAGAAGCTTTAAGGAGAACATGGCTGACCTGTTTTCCTCGCTCACACAGTCAATCATAAAAAATCTCGTTGATATGGCCGCTCAGGCGCTGGTCACCAGTACCGTCATGCAAACCATTATGGGCGTGGTGGGCGTCGGGACCAGCGTTGTCACGGGCGCTGCGGGCGCAGGCTCGGGGACGGCGATCCAGAATGCCGCCAGTAACTTCCAGTTCAACGCCAAAGGCGGCGTTTATGACTCACCGTCGCTAAGCGCATACAGCAACCAGGTCTACGACTCTCCGCAGTTCTTCGCTTTTGCAAAAGGGGCCGGCGTATTTGGCGAGGCCGGGCCGGAGGCCATCATGCCGCTGACGCGTGCCGGCGATGGTTCGCTGGGTGTACGCGCTGTCGGTGGTGGTCAGAACGCCGGCGCGTCGGAAGGGCCAAAAGTCTATATCACGATTGAAGGCGGAAACACCTCAACGCAGGCGCCGTCTGGTTTTGAGCAGTTTGGCCAGCAGATTGGCTCGTTTGTGGAGAAAAAATACAGGGAGCTGATGGCGCAGGATATGCGCCCTGGGGGGATGGTCTGGAATGCAGTTAAAGGACAACGTTGATGGCTATTGAGATATTCACCTGGAGTCCGCGGGTTAATCCCCAGCAGACCGTTAACTTTCGTGTCCGGAAGGCGCAGTTCGGTGACGGGTATGCGCAGGTATCCGGCGATGGTATTAACACCCGATCACAGGATTGGGAGCTGAGTTTTGTCGGTACGGAGGACTATATCCGTCCGATTAAGCAGTTCCTCGACCGTCATGCCGGCACCCGCGCGTTTCAGTGGACCCCGCCTCTGGAAGAGGTGGGGCTTTACCGCTGCGAACAATACAAACCGGTGCCGCTGGGCGGCGGAAATTACTCACTTTCAGCCACTTTTATTCAGGCATTTAAACCATGAGCCTTAACGCGAATTATCAGAAGTTAGAGCCAGGCGATGAGGTTCGTCTCCTGGAGATCGATGGCCAGGCGTTTGGCCTGGACGAGGTTTTGTATTTCCACGGCTATAACGTTCCCCATACTGCAGCCGAAATCCTCGCCGCTGGCGGCGACCTGAATAAGCTGCCGGCGAAAAGCATCTGGTGGCAGGGGCGGGAGTATAAAGCCTGGCCATGTGAAATCGAAGGGATCGAGTCATCCACCACTGGCAGCGACGCGCAGCCAACGCTGCGGGTAGGGAACATCGACGGAAAGATATCCGCGCTCTGTCTTCATTACGATGATCTGGCTCTGGCGCGGGTTGTCATCCACGACACACAAAAACAGTATCTCGATGCGAAGAACTTCCCGGACGGGAATGCCTCAGCCGATCCTACGCAGGAGAAACGGCGCCTTTTCTTCATCGACGTAAAGCATTATGAAGACGATGAGAAGGTGGAATTTACTCTCTCCAGCCCGTTTGCCCTGCAGGGGATAATGATCCCCACTCGCCAGCTGCATGCGATTTGCACCTGGTGCATCCGCAATCAATACCGCAGTGGTAACGGGTGCGACTATGCCGGCACCCGGTATTTTGACAGGAACAATCAGCCAGTTGATGACCCGTCGCAGGATGTCTGCAACGGCACGCTCACGGCCTGCAAATTACGTCATGGTGAGAATAGTGAACTGCCGTTTGGCGGGTTCCCCGGCACTTCATTAATCAGGAGCTGATATGCGTCAGAAAACGATTAAGGCCATCCAGGAACATGCGGCCGCAGAATATCCGCGCGAGGCCTGCGGCCTCGTCGCCCAGAGGGGCCGAGCGGAGCGTTACTTCCCCTGCCGGAACCTGGCCACAGAGTCGAAAGATAATTTTGTGCTGGCGCCGGAGGATTATGCGGAGGTTGAGGAATGGGGAACGATCACCGGTATTGTTCACAGCCATCCTGATGCCACTACCCAGCCGAGCGAACTGGATAAAGCGCAATGCGACGCGATCCTTCTCCCCTGGCATATTATCAGCTGGCCAGAAGGCGATCTCCGTACCATCCACCCGCGTGGTGAGTTGCCGCTCCTCGAGCGACCATTCGTGCTGGGTCACTACGATTGCTGGGGCCTGGTGATGAGCTATTTTCGGCAAACCCACGGCATCGAGCTGCACGATTACCGCGTCGATTATCCGTGGTGGGAAAAGGAGTATCCGGACAATTTTTATCAGGACTGCTGGTATGAATGCGGGTTCCGTGAGTTTGATGGTCCACCGCAACCGGGTGATATGGTGATCATGCAGGTGCAGGCGGATAAGTGGAACCACGCCGGGATTCTGCTGGAAGGGAATATGCTGCTGCATCACCTGTATGGCCATCTCAGCAAGCGCGTGCCGTATGGTGGGTACTGGATGGAAAGGACGATGAAGATTGTTCGATACAAAACATTAACTTAGGCTTTATATATCACTTCTCTTTGGTACCATCTAACTTCCTTTACTCATGGGAATATGGATATGAAGAAAGTAGTGATATTTTTAGCCACATTGGCATTAGCAGGATGTGTATCAAACTCAGAAAGACAAAAGCAGCAAGCTGAAATTGATAGAACCACGCCATACTGTTCATCCCAAAAACAATGCGATGCGGCTTGGGCTGCTGCAAGACAGTGGGTGAATCAGAATTGTGGAATGAAAATCCAGAACTATAGTAGTGATTATATAGAAACATATAATTCCCCTGCTAATAGTGCAGCAATTGCATGCCAAGTAACCAAAAATCCTTTGCCTACAGGTGCTAGCTCAATAAACGTACGTATATCATGCTCAAATATGTTTGGATGCGTTCCTGATGTATATCAGGCTGCTATTAATTTCAATAAATATATTAATGATTATATTGAGAGATTTGCACCAGTCAGAATGGGCTTTATGGCACGAATGTCTGACACCAAGGGGAATGAGGTACAAAACACGTCTTATTCTGCAGGAATGTTAATAAAAGGTGTTACTCATGACGGTCCTGCTTATAAAGCAGGTTTACGTGACGATGATATTGTCACAGCGGTAGGGAATGATGCGGTGCGAAACCAGTACGACTTGACCTCTGTGATGGAAAAATATCACTCAGGGGATAACGTGAAAGTCACCATTTTAAGGAATGGAAAGGAATTAATTAAAGAAGTGCATCTTTAAAAATTATAGGCCTGATTATATTCAGGCCTTCATTTTTGGGGTATATATGAAAGAAACAATGACAAGGATTGAGCTTTCTGGCACCTTGGGGAAAATGTTTGGAAAAGTTCATCATCGATTGATTTCTACTACGCATGAAGCAGGTATAGCGTTAGCAAATACGATACCGGGCTTTGAAAAATTCATGATATCCAGTGAGGAACGCGGATTAACCTATGCCATATTTAAAAAAAATAAGAACATTGGACTAGATGATTTAGGTTTTCCGGTGACAGGTGAGGTTATACGTATTGTGCCTGTCGTGGTCGGGAGTAAAAAATCCGGATTCCTACAGACAATTTTAGGTGCGGTCATCGTTGCGGCTGGAGCTGTCGCTACATTCGTATTTGATCAGCCGTGGGGTGTTAATGTAATGATGGCTGGCGGTGCCATGATGCTCGGCGGCGTCGTTCAGATGCTCTCCCCACAGCCAGCTGGCCTGGCACGAAAAGAATCCGCTGACAATAAAGCGTCCTACGCCTTTGGGGGAGTGACGAACACTGCCTCTCAGGGATACCCGGTCCCTTTGCTTTATGGAAAACGCCGAATTGGCGGAGCCATTATATCTGCCGGTATTTACGTAGAAGACCAGCAATAAGTTTTATTCAGTAAACCATCCAATTCAGGCCACCTTGCGGTGGCTTTTTTTATGGGCGTAATATGGCAAATAACATAATTAAAGGGCGCAAGGGTGGCGGCTCAAAGCAGCGTACACCGACGGAACAGCCGGATGATTTACAGTCCGTTGCGAAAGCCAAAATTCTGCTCGCATTAGGTGAGGGTGAATTTGCAGGTGGTTTAACCGGGAAAGATATTTATCTTGATGGCACCCCGCTTGAAAATGCTGATGGTTCGCAAAACTTCAGTGGCGTGTCCTGGGAATTTCGCCCCGGCACGCAGGCTCAGACTTATATTCAGGGTATTCCCGGTACTGAAAATGAAATCAGTGTAGGAACGGAAGTTTCCAGCAAGACAGCCTGGACCCATACCTTTACTAATACCCAGCTTTCTGCCGTTCGTGTCCGCCTGAAATGGCCGTCCCTGATGAAACAGGAAGATGACGGCGACGTGGTGGGCAATACCGTCAAGTATGCGATTGACCTGCAGACCGACGGCGGCACCTGGCAGACGGTGCTGGAAACCGCTGTCACGGGTAAAACCACCTCCGGTTATGAGCGGAGCCATCGTATTGATCTGCCCCATGCCGGCAGTACCTGGACGCTACGCCTGCGTAAAATCTCTCCGGATGCAAACAGTGTCAAAGTTGGCGACGTGATGACGCTGCAGAGCTATACCGAAGTGATTGACGCGAAGCTGCGTTATCCCAACACCGCGCTGCTTTATATCGAGTTCGACTCCAGCCAGTTTAATGGCTCCATTCCGCAAATTTCCTGTGAGCCGCGTGGGCGCGTGATTCGTGTGCCGGATAACTACAATCCGGAAACCCGCGAATATACCGGCGTCTGGACCGGCGGGTTTAAATGGGCCTGGACGGATAACCCGGCCTGGATCTATTACGACATTGTTACAGCTGACCGTTTTGGTCTCGGTAATCGTCTGAGCAGCGCCAATATTTCGAAATGGACGTTGTACCAGATTGCACAGTACTGCGATCAGCTGGTTCCTGACGGGCGTGGTGGTGACGGCATGGAGCCGCGCTATACCTGTAACGTCTATGTCCAGGAACGCAACGATGCTTACACCGTGCTGCGAGACTTTGCCGCCATTTTCCGGGGCATGACCTGCTGGAACGGTGAGCAGATTGTTGTGCAGGCTGATATGCCGCGTGATGTCGATTTTACCTATACGCGCGCCAATATTGTCGGCAAACCCCGTTATTCGAGCAGCAGCAGCCAGGTTCGGTACACCAACGCCCTGATTTCCTGGTCTGATCCGGATAATGCTTATGCTGATGCAATGGAGCCGGCGTTTATCCCGGAACTGGTTTCCCGCTACAGTTTTAACCAGCTCGAAATGACCGCGATTGGCTGTACGCGCCAGAGCGAAGCCCACCGTAAGGGGCTGTGGGGCATACTGACCAACAACAAAGACCGGGTCGTTGAGTTTGATGTGGGGCTGGACGGTCGCATTCCTCAACCCGGTTATATCATTGCCCTGGCGGATGAGTTGCTGGCCGGACGGGTCAACGGCGGGCGAATCAGCGCGGTGAATGGCCGGGTGATTACGCTGGATCGTGATGTGGATGCCAAACCTGGCGACCGCCTCCAGCTAAACCTGCCATCCGGGATCTCACAGAGCCGGACTATTCAGGCTGTTAACGGACGCCGGCAGATTACGGTCACAACGGCGTACAGTGAGACACCAGAACGGGAATGCGTCTGGGCCATTGAATCCGATGACCTCTTCCTGCAGCAGTACCGGGTTACAGGGGTAAAAGAGAACAGCGATGCCACCCTCACGATCACCGGCGTGGCACATGACCCGGATAAATTCCCCCGCATCGATACCGGCGCTATTATCGACCAGCGCCCGGTTAGCGTATTGCCGGCGGGCAACCAGTCACCTCCTGACGATATTGTCATCACATCCCGCTCGGTTGTGAATCAGGGGATCAGCGTCGAAACGATGCAGGTTAACTGGTCAGCGGTCAGCGGTGCAATTGCCTACGAGGCGCAGTGGCGCCGTAACGACGGGAACTGGATTAATGTGCCGCGCAGCTCGACCACCTCGTTTGAGGTCAGCGGCATCTATGCCGGTCGTTACCTGGTTCGCGTCCGCGCGATCAATGCGGCGGAGATTTCGAGCGGGTGGGCGTATTCCGAAGAGAAAACCCTGACCGGCAAGGTCGGCGAGCCGCTGGCACCGCTGGCGCTGGCAACCCGTTCGCTGGTTCATGGGGTCCAGGTTAGCTGGGAGTTCCCGACCGGCTCCGGGGATACGCTGCGCACGGAACTGCAGTACAGCAAAAATCAGGACGGCAGTGCGCCGATGCCGTTATCAGACGTGGCCTATCCGGGGAAAAGCTATCAGCAGATGGGCCTCAGTATGGGCGCCGAATTCTGGTACCGGGCGCGCCTTGTGGATCGTCTTGGCAATGAAAGCCCGTGGACAGGCTGGGTCCAGGGGATGGCCAGCGATAACTTTGATGACTACTACGAAAACCTGACCGACGCGATCAAGGATACGGCTGCCTGGGAGGAAACGCAGCGCACCATTAGCGAAACGCAGGAAGGTATCCGCAATACGCAGCAGGAACTGGAGCAGACCGCTGAAGCTTTGCGTAAGGAAGCCGAAGACCAGGCGAAGCAGGTCAGCCAGGATATTGAAGCATCGGCGAAAAGCATCACTGCTGATGTTGACGGGAAGATCTCCGCCGTGAATAAAACCATCACGGATGAGATAACCTCGGTCAATGAGGCTCTCGATTCTGGTCTGGCTCAGGCAAACAAAGGTGTTCAGGAGGCAAAATCCGCCGTCGCAGATGCGAACAAGCAGATCGCAACTGTGAACAAGTCGTTGACCGACAGCATCACCCAGGTCAGACAGTCAGTCACTGATACGGCTGCGGAAATCAACGCCACCATCGACCTGGAGATTGCCAGGGTCAACAAAACGCTGGCCGACGGCGATGCCGCATTGAATGCGCAGATAAAGACTGCCGAAAATGGCCTGAAGCAGTCGCTGTCTCAGGTCAACACCACGCTGACCAGTGCGGTGAAGCAGGAGACCGCGGATCGTATCGCCGATGTTAACGCGAAGGCGGCACAGGCCGCTGATGAACTGCTGGCGGCAACGCAGGGGATTGAGGCGAGTATCGAGAGCCTGACTCAGGTGATGAAGACCGCCGATGAAAATCTGGCGCGGGAAATGTCCAGCCTCGCTGCCGGCGCTAATATCCAGTTCGATTCGCAGGTTATCTGGCATTTCAACAATCAGACGACCGAGGGCTGGACCGGCAGCGCCGGCGTACCGGGTGTGTCACAGGATGGCTGGTTACGCCCGGCGGACAGCGCCACCGATCCGTACATTACCTCTCCTGGCGGGCTGGCTGTCGATGGTGCGGCGTACCGTTTCATCATGCTGCGCTTTCGTAAAACCGGCAAACCCGTCTGGGCGGGTGAGATCCGCTGGGTGTCTGCCGGCGAAAACTTCAATAACACGAAGCGATACATTGTTGCTGAGCCGGAATATGCCGATGGGGTGGCAACCCTGACGGTGCGTGATATTCCGTGGACAGGGAACATTGATCGTATTCGCCTGGATCTGACGAACCAGCAGGATGCCAGCAACTTTATCGAATTCGACTGGATCGCCGTTGGCCGGCCAGCACCCGGCGCCAGTACGGCGGCTTTGCAGGATGTGCGCAGTACGCTGAGTAACGCGCTGACCGCCGAAGCGCAGGCACGCAGCACGCTGGCGGCGCAGATGCGTGGCTCCTATGATGGGAGCGATCTGGAGAAAGTCACTTCCGGGCTGCTGTACCAGGAAAAAACCGCGCGCGTTACCGCCATCTCGGCGGAAGTTAAGGCCAGAGAGTCCCTGCAGACGCAGTTTAACGACAACAAAGCTGCTGTTTCTGGTGAACTGAGTTCTCTGACGACAGAGCAGAGCGCGCAGGCGAGCCGTATCGGTGGCCTGGAAACCAGCCTCGGGAAAAAAGCCGATGCGGCCGCGCTGACGTCCCTGACGCAGAAAGTGGAGCAACAGGGCGCCACGCTGACATCGCAGGGCGCCGCGTTAACATCGCTCACTAACCGGGTTGGCCAGACGGAAACGGGCCTGGCTGGTACGAATGAGGCGCTGAGCGGGCTGCAGTCTGTTGTTACCCGGCAGGGCGACAGGATAACCAGCCAGGGTCAGTCCATCACGAAACTGACGAGCGATTTGGGCACGACAAATGCCGCGCTGGCGAAGAAAGCGGAGGCGGCTGCGGTCACTGCCTTAACGCAGCAGGTAGAGCAAAACGGGCAGGATATTCGCAGCAATACTGACAGCATCACCAGCCTGTCAAATCAACTGGTTAATGGCCAGCCGAATCGCTGGTCCCGTCGACTCTATCCTGTGCAGCTGGCTAACGCCGGGACAGTCCCGTCATTCAGCGATATTCGCGCCGTGGCGCCAACGGTCGTGGATGAGGTGGCCGACGCGGCCAAACTGGACTTTACGTCCGCCGGCAGCTATCTGATCGCGCAGTATTCCTGCCAGGTGAAAGTGGCCGCAGATACCACCATCACACTGGCGCCCGGCGCCAGGGTTTTTGATGATACCGGCGCCATATTTGTGAACGGGGTTCAGGTCGCCTGGGGTAACGCCAGCTGGAATACCGTCAGTTTTGAACTGAAAGGCGGCTGGAACACCGTTGAATTTCTGGTGAATCAGTGGACCGGCCAGGCGTATATCAACCTGGGCCTGAAGCTGTCAGACAAGGTTGCTGAGATGTACTCCGGTCTCGGGGTATCCGCGCTGGCAAACGCAGCCGGCGTGCTCAGCTCGAATGTCAGCCAGATTGGCAACGAGGTGGTCAGCAATTCGCAGAGCATCACCCAACTCCGGAATGCGCTGACGCAGACAGACGTGAACGTGGCCAGCAAAGCGGATCAGACGGCGATGAACTCGCTAACCGGACGAGTGGAGAAAACGGAATCCGGGCTAACGGCTGCTAACGCCAACATTACCTCGCTGAAATCCGCTGTACGGGCCGGAAACGCATCAGGCGGAGATTTAATTCCCAACCCGACATTTGACCCGGCTTACGACCAGATGGGGTTTAGCGTCGTATCCACGACGGCTGAGGAGGTCCCTCCTGGCTGCCCGTATGGTTATGCGGCCCGAATTGCCAGCCGGGATCACCATCCTGAGTTTGCCGCGTTCCCGGCCACGCTTAACGATGTGATTGAGATCAGCGCACTGGTTGCCTGCGGCGCCGGCACGGCGAATTTTAATCTGTATGTTGGCACCGCCGTTCGGCCAGATACGAGCACCGGTGCGCCACTCATGGCGGGGGGCGGGAAATCACCCTCCGCGACCTGGCAGAGAACCACCTGGCGCTTCAAGGTCACGCAGGCGATGGTGGACAGGGGTTATATCCGCCCGTTCCTGCAGATCTCGCAGAACAGCCCGTATGGCACCGTATGGTTCGTTACGGACTGGCATATGCGAAATGTGACAGCGGCGCAAAAGGTTCAGGATACTGCGGATGCCACGGCGGCGGCGGTTGACTCCCTGACCACCACCGTGACGCAACAGGGTAATCTGCTGACCTCGACCGGCAACCGGACAACCCAGCTGGAAAACGGGCTGGCAACCACCAATGCCGCAGTGGCCAAAAAGGCTGATGCGACAGCGGTGCAGAATTTGACCAATACCGTCACACAGCTGGGCAACGACCTGACGGCTGCGAACAGCGCCATCACGAAACTGACCGGAAATCTGGCGAATACCGATAAAGCGCTGGCGCAGAAAGCCGATGCGACAGCGCTGGCCACGCTCGACACGAAAGTGACGCAGCAGGGCAAAACGCTGGAGAGCCAGAGCAATTCGCTGACGAACCTGTCGAACAGCCTCTCGCACGTCGCGGCAGATATCGATGCCAGCGGGCAGATACCGGGTAACCTGGTCGTGAATCCCTCGTTTGAACGTGGGCTGGATGGTTACGCCGGGCGGTCAACCGCGACCAGTGTGGTGGAGGTTTCCGTTCCTCATAGCGGGACGCGGGCGCTGAAGGTTGATCCGGGGAATGTGACTCCGGGGCAATACATCCCGTTTATTCAGGGGCGAACCTATGAAATCGGGGTGTGGGTCAAGGAACCCGGAGCGACGACGGATAATGGCGCGGGGAACAACAAGCTGCGGATCGGCAACTCTGCCGGCCAGCCGGTTTTTGAGCGTCCATACAACAGCGGTACGGTGGGGACAAACTGGACCCTGATTTCCGGTCGCTGGAAAGCGACGGAGACAGCCAGCCTGCCGGTGACGCTGAGTAACTATCTGATTAGCGGCAGCCGCTACTTCGATGACTTTTACGTCACTGACGTTACCGACCGGGTGGACATCGATGCCACCGCCGGCGCCGTTACCGGACTGACGAGCCGGGTCAGCACAGCGGAAGGGGCCATCACCTCACAAAGCCAGCAGCTGACGAACCTGCAGAACAGCCTGAACACGACCAACAGCAATGTGTCGAAGAAGGCCGATGCAACGGCACTGACTTCGGTCGATAACCGGGTGACAGAGGCGGAAGGGAAACTGACCACACAGAGCCAGCAGCTGACAAATCTGGCGAATGTGCTGACGGCCACCCGCAACGCCGGCGACAACCTGATCCCGAACTTTGATTTTCTGCAGGGCAGCACGGCCTGGGATATCCAGTATCCTGCCGGTGTGACCTTTGGCGATTTCGGGGACGGGAAAGCGGGGGTCCGACTGAACCGGACGACTAACACCAGTCCGGGGATCTTCTCCAACAACAACAAGCCGGTGCCGCTGAATGGCCAGCGCAAGTACCGGGTGGTGGTGAAGGCCAAAGGTGTTTCCGGCGCGATGAGTCTGCTGATCCGTCGCCAGAACAAAATCGGCCAGACGGACAGTACGTATGAGGATAAAACGGTCACGCTGACCACTGACTGGCAAACCATCACCTGGGAAACCGGATTGACGGCTGCCGGCGCGGACGGGCAGAACTTCAAACTTTATTCTCATCCGACAAACGGTGAAATCTGGCTCGATTCCGTCCGGGTGTTTGATATCACCGATGAAACCAACATCAAGGCGACCAGCGATGCTGTTTCGTCTCTGACCGGGACGGTGACGAACCAGGGGAACACCCTGACATCGCAGGGGCAATCCATCACGGCGCTGAAAAACGCGCTGGAAGGGGTCAAAGGCGATGTGGCGAAGAAGGCCGATGCGTCGGCGGTCAGTTCACTGACCAACCGGGTTACCCAGACTGAAAAGGATATCCGTAGCCAGGCCGACAGCCTGACCAGCCTGAATACATCGCTGAAGCAGCAGGCGACACGGGGAGCCAACGTACTGCCGGACGGCAGTTTTGAATCCTATGCCGTCGGCGATGTTCTCAGTAATGCCCGCGCCGTTATCACCAGTGAAGCTGCGCACAGCGGGACTAAAAGCCTGCGTGTTACGCGCAGTACGGAGTACAACCCGAACGCGACGGATAATAACGATACCCATATCTTTTCGGGCATGCAGGTTCGCGATAACGCGGTCTATTACGTGGAGGCGTGGGTTAAGTTGCCGGCTGGCTCGACCGCCGATCCGACCGTTTATATGGTGCTCGGATTTTCCTTCCAGGATTCTGCCAATGGCTGGTCGTGGCCTGGCCTGAACGTAAAAGTCTCCGGGTTGTCGGTGGACAACTGGACAAAAGTCAGTGGCTATCTGACCAACAACCGAACCGCGCTGAAACAGGCAATGGTGAGGATCTCCATCCCGAACACACCAAAAGTTCGCCTGGGTGACGCCTTCCTGATTGATGATCTGATCATCACTGACGTGACCGATGCGAAAGCGGCGCTCGATGCCGCCGATGCGAATGCGCAGGCGCTTTCCAGTCTGTCCGCGTCAGTCACGCAGAACGGGAAGAATATTACGTCTCAGGGCAGCGCGATCACGAAACTGCAGTCAGATGTGACGCAACTAGGAAAGGATATCAGCGGCAAGGCCGATGCCAGAGCGCTGACGAATCTGACGACTCGCGTGACGGCTACCGAAGGCAGCCTGAGATCGCAGGGAGACAGCCTGACCAGCCTGCAGAACAGCCTGAACACGACCAACAGCAATGTGGCGAAGAAGGCTGATGCAACGGCGCTGCAGAGCCTGCAGAATACCGTTGAACAGCATGGCAGGGATCTGACCACGCAAAGCAGCGCGCTGACGAACCTGGAAAACAACTTTTCCTCCCTGGCCGTGGGCGGGACCAACCTTATCCGCAATGCGGACACACTGGAGGGATGGAGCAGCCGCCACGCCACAGAGACCTATCTGGGCGACCGCGTGGCCTACACCCGGCTGGCGAAAGGTGCATCCGGTTTTACCCAACTGGATGAACAGACGCTGGAAGTTACCGGGCGTACGGAATTTGTATTCAGCTTCTATGCGAAAGGGGCTTATGACGGGCAGGAGATGGCGAGTTATTTCTATAACCCATCGAACACCACCACCACGGAAACCAGCCAGGGCGTTAAAGGCGGGGCCGGTGACGGCAAGGCGGTCACGAAACTGACCACCGCATGGGCGCGTTACTGGGTGAAATGGGTTATTCCTGCCACCAGTGGCACCAAACGGCTGATTGCCGCGCGTCTGGAAAGCGCGACGTCTGCCGACAAAGAAGTCTGGCTCTGCCGCCCTCAGCTGGAAACCGGGACCGTGCTGACCGACTGGTCACCGAGTCCGGATGATGCGGCCAGCGGTATTACCGCGAACACATCGGCCATTAATAGCCTCACCAGTCGGGTGACGAACGCCGAGGGGCAACTGACCGCGCAGTCTCAGAGCATCACGAATCTGCAGAACAGCCTGAACACCACCAACAACAACGTGGCACAAAAGGCCAGCGCGCAGTCGGTGAGTGATCTCACCAGCCGGGTCACCAGTGCGGAAGGCAAAATCACCGCCCAGGGGCAGGCTATCACGAAGCTGCAGGGCGATTTGAGCAGCACCACCGATAAGGTCAACACCAAAGCGGATCAGACGGCGCTTAACGCGCTGACTGGCCGGGTGGAGAAAACCGAGGCAGGCCTCACGGCAGCCAACAGCAACATTGTCAGCCTGACGGCAGCGGTGAACGCCGGGAATGCTGCCGGGGATGATTACATTCCAAACCCGTCATTTGATCCGGCGTATGACCGCATGGGTTATGACGTGGTGGAGACCACCGCCGATGGTGTGCCGGCTGACTGCCCGTTCAGGTATGCCGTCCGGCTGGCCGGGCGAGACCATGTGCCAAAAATCAACAATATCGCCGTGACGCCGGGCGACGTTTTCGAAATGTCTGCTCTGGTAGCGTGTGGTACCGGCAGCGCTGACTTTAACTTCTATATCGGTCGGGCCACCACCGCCACCGGTGGTATCGGAGCGAAAGCGTCCGGGGGCAACACCAGGACCACCACCGCGTGGAAACGAGCCACCTGGCGCTTTACGGTGCCATCCGATACCAGCTTGCTGCGGCCGTTCCTGCAGGTTAATCAGAGCAGCCCGTTCGGCACCGTCTGGTACGCTGCCGACTGGCATATGCGTAACGTGACGGCAGCGAACAGTGCGCAGAAAACCGCAGATGCGACCGCAAAAGCGGTGGATTCACTGACCACCACGGTTAGCCAGCAGGGCGATACGCTCAGCAGCATCGGCACGCGGACCACCTCGCTGGAGAACAGCCTCCGGTCGACAAACGATACGGTGAGTAAAAAGGCTGACACGACAGCGGTGACGCAGCTGCAGGGCACGGTGACGCAGCAGGGGAATGACATCGCGGCAGCTAACAGCGCGCTGACAAAACTCAGCAGCGATCTGGCCACGACGAATGCGAACGTGAACAAAAAAGCGGATGCAAGCGCGATGAACACCCTGCAGAACCAGGTCACGGAGCAGGGCAAAACACTCAGTGCGCAGGGGGATTCTCTGACGCAACTGAGTAACAGCCTGAGCCAGACGGCAGCGGATATTGACGCCAGCGGGAAAATGCCGGGCAACCTCATTGTCAACGGCAGTTTTGAGCGCGGCGCGGCGGGCTTTACCGGCTGGAGCAGTACCGCGACGGTGGCCGATTTACAGGTTCCGCACTCGGGTAACAAGGCGCTGAAAATGTCCGCCGGCCAGTCGAACCTGGTCGGACAGGAAATCAGTATCACGCAGGGCCGTACCTACCGCATGGGGGTATGGGCGAAGCAGGACCCGGGGACCACGATTAAAGATGCGGGTAACACGAAGTTTCGTGTGGCCGACAGCACTGGCCTGCTGGTTGGCTCAAACTACGGACCGTTTAGTTCTGGCTGGCAACTGGTAACGTTTGACTGGAAAGCCACGAAGACCACGACGGCCAGTTTCCAGCTGACAACCTTCCTCAGCGCGGGGGCAATGTATTTTGATGATTTCCATGTCCTCGATGTTACGGATGAAAAGGATATCGCTGCTAATGCCGGGGCCATCTCACAGATGAATACCCGCGTCACCGCTGCGGAAGGGGCTATCACCACCCAGGCGCAGCAGCTGACGAAACTCAGCGGCGATCTGGCCGTCACGAATGCGGCGGTCAGTCAGAAAGCAGAGCAAAGCGCTGTCACCGGGTTGACCACCCGGATGACGTCTGCCGAGGGTAAACTGGATTCGCAGTCGCAGCAGCTCACCAGTCTGCAGAACAGCCTGACCACGATGAATACGGAGCTGGGTAAAAAGGCTGACACGTCCGCGGTGAGTTCACTGACCGGTCGCGTAAGCCAGGTGGAAAACACCATCACCAGCCAGTCGCAGAGCATCACGTCGCTGACCAGCACCATCAATACCATCCGCACTCAGGGAGCTAATCCGTGGGTTGACGGTACGTTTGAAAGCTACAGCGATGGCCAGGTGCTGGGCGGGAACGGCACCGCCGTTGTGGTGGTGTCTCAGAAATTCACCGGCGGTAAGAGCCTGAAGTTGAGACGGGATGAGAACAACAGCGGCAACAGTGATAAACAGCTTGGCACCTGGCAGTCAGTCCGTGAGGACGCGAAGTTCCGGTTTGAGTTCTGGGCCATGATGCCGGCGGATCAGGCGCCCTCCTCCGGGTGGACAACGCTGGTCGGTATCCAGTCGCAGAATGCTGCCGGGCAAAATGCGTGGCAGGCGGCGGTCACTGTCAGCGAAGCCTCTCTGGGCGCGCGCGATAAGTGGGTGAAATTCACGGGTATCGCCAGTAACAACGGGGCGGGCAGAACACGCGCGGTGGTCTGGATCTCCACCCGTGGCGCCACCGGCAACGGTACCCCTGGCTATTCACTGTATATCGACGATCTGGTCATCACGGATGTTACCGATGCGAAAGCGGCACAGGATGCCTCTGACGCGACGGCGAGCGCCGTGAGCGGCCTGACGGCGCGCGTAACGGATGCCGAAGGGAAAATTACCGCTCAGGCGCAGCAGCAGACGGCACTGGCCACGAAAGTGGATAACGCCAACTCCCGCGTCGATAACATGGCGAAAACGCTGAGCGACAGCCAGAGCACACAGGCCAGCCTGAATACCTCGCTTCAGTCGCAGATTGACGCGCAGGCGGCCGCCAACATCAAAAACCAGACGACGCTGGACAACACGATTAAATCGGTGGCCAGTATCACCAGTACCCAGCAGACGCATGCAACGGCACTGGAGGCGCTGGCAACGCAGCAGACGACCCTGACATCCAGTGTCGGGGATCTCAGCGCTTCCGTTCAAAACACCGCTAAAACCGTGGCGGATGTGAATGGTACGGTGAGTTCGCTGTGGTCGATGAAGGTTGAGACGGTTAACGGGAAGAATGTTGGCGCGGGGATTACGCTGGGCAGCAATGGTGAAACGAGCGACATGATCCTCTACGCCGACCGCTTCTCGCTGTTTAACCGTAACAATGCGACGGCAGTGCCGGTGATGATTGCCGAAGGCAATGAACTGTATATCGATACGGCACGTATCAAAAACAGTTCCCTGACCTCAACCAAAATCGCGGACGGTTCCATCACGAACGCGAAGATCGGCAACGAGATCCGCTCGAATAACTTTGTTGACGGGTCGCAAGGCTGGCGTATCGCCAAGGATGGCTCTTCGCAGTTCAATAACGTGATCGTTCGTGGCAGGGTCGAAGCGAATAGCGGCGTGTTCCGTGGCACTGTCCAGGCGGATGCGTTCATCGGTGACATTGCGGTGGCAAAAGGTTACGACAGCCTGACCTTCCGCCGCAACCAGACGGTACAGCGGAACGGTGCGTATCAGAACAGGGGGTATAGCATGACAGTGGTTCTGGCCTGCACCCTGGTGTGCCAGACCTATGGGACGGGCAGTGGCCTGGGGTATACCTCTGATATTACGTTCAACATTGGTGGGCAGGAGGTAACCCGCCGTATCTTCGTCGATGCCGGTAATATCACAGCTGGCACCACGGCCTTTGAATTGCGGTTTGCCGCGCGCCTGGATGCTGACTACAACAATGTCGGCTTCTTTATCAAGGCTACAGGTCGAAATGCCGCGATTGATTACACCTGCACAGTCGAGAACATCACCGCAACCGCCTTCCGAACGGACAGCAGTTCATTTAGCTAACAGAGGCCCCGCCAGGGGCCTTTTCTTTTTCCAGGGATAATCATCCAGGAGGAACTTTATTATGGCGATGTATGAAGTCGGCACCGTCACGGGTGCAGCGTCGCAGACACGGGTGACAGGTGCGACAACAAAATGGTCACAGGTGGCGCTGGGGATACTGCCCGGGTCGATTCTGGTGGTCTACCGCAGCGGTAGTGCTGACCTGTATGCGATCAAATCCGTGGACAGCGACACGCAACTGACGCTGACCCGGAATATCACCACCGCATTTTCCGGCGCCAGTTACGGCATTATAACCGCTGAAACCGCCAGTACCTCGTCGTTTGCTAACCAGCTGGCCAGCGCATTTGCATTCTGGCGTAGTGTGGCGGAGGGCTGGTCGATGGCCCTGACCGGCAGTGGCAATATCACCCTGACTGACCCGATCACCGGAAAGCAGGTGACCGTGCCGGCGATAGGCGGGATGGCGAAGGCATCGGATCTTAACGCGCTGGCAAAACTCACCGGAGGAAACAAACTCGACGGCTCGCAGGTTATAACCAGCGATAATGCCGGTTTTATCCTCGGTAAGAACTCAGATCTGGCTCTGCTCAAAAAACAGGGGCAAGGCGGGACAATTGCCGTTGGCTCGGGAACACCGTTCAGGGTTCAGCGTTCAAGAGCGACCACTGTGTCACCGTCAGATACCTTTGATGACATCCTCGTTATTGGGACCGATAACCAGACGACTTTGCCCGGTGGGTTATCAGCTGGCGGCAACATCGATAACACGTCAAAGGGGAAGGTTCTGACGCAGGCGATCGAGCTGTCAATGAGCACGCCTTACATTGACTTCCACTACAACGGCAGCAGTGCGGATTATACCGCTCGCCTTATCCACGACAGGCAGAACCGCCTGAACGCGCAGGTACAAAGTTTTTGGGTAACGGACGGGAGGATCACAGCATCATCGACCATGCCAGCAAACCCAGCCATCGGAACGCAACTGACCTCCAGTCCGGTACGCTCATTGATGGCCGGGCGCGGGGCCTATGGTGACGTGGACGGCGCTTATGTACAGATGTACATGGAAGAGCAGGTCGGGACTGAGCACCGGCTTGTGCTGTACGCGGATGGGTTCGGACGTACTGACGCATGGATTTTCCGGGCTGGCGGCACGATTTCCACCGGTAAGGGTGACGTCCTGACCACCGGCTCAGATTTACGACTGAAAGAGGATTTTACTGAATCGCAGGAAGGGGCCTCCAGGCGCATTAATGCGCTCGGGGTATGCGAGTTCAATATGAAGGGCGAAACACGCAGGAGGCGTGGGTTTATAGCCCAGCAAGCTGAGAAAGTTGATGACCTGTATACCTTCCCCGGCATCGAGCAGGAGATCGATGGTGAAAAATTCAGGGTGATGAATGTGGATTACACGGCAATCATTGCCGATTTGGTAACAGTGGTGCAGGATTTGATTAGGCGACTTGACGCACTAGAAAGTTGAGGAGCATAAAAAATCCCCCGGAGGCACTTGCCGGGGGCAACTGAAACGACATTAATTGCTGTGTACATCACAGAATAATTTGCAGTAAACGATAAGTAAGTTCAAGTAAAGTTTTACTGGTCAGATGTTTTGTCGTTTTTTAATAATCTACCAAAATCAATAATAAAATAGTGCTAAATCCTGTTGGCTTTTCATGTTTAAGGATATAACCCTAAACTATTGTCTTTCATCAGATTGAAAATGCACAGATAGATTCAAGAAAATGGATGTCAAATGTTATTATTGATACGTTTATCGTTAATTGAAGTGCCATCTTGTAATTTTCACATCTATGTTATAAGTTTGTAATGTAGGACGGTTTTATTTTGTAATTTAGTGGTTTGAAGTGATAGCGGCTCTTAGTGATTTATAATAGGCTTTCTATGTTAACAAAATTCCCAGATGAAAAATACATATCTGACAGAAATTCATCGTTTATTAAACGAGTATATTTTTTACGTCAGATAGGTGTCGTTCTTTGCTTTCTTCCTATATATTCAGTCCTCCAGGAACAGTCACATCAAAAAATAACGATAGCCCTGTTAATTTTGAATGCACTCATCTGGCCATCGGTTGCTTATCTGGCAAGCATGATGTCGAAGGATATGCTGAGTACTGAAAAAAAGAATATGGTACTCGATTCATTCTGGGCTGGTATCTGGATAGCCGTAATGCAAGTTAGCCCAATTCCATCATTATTTATAATCTCCGTTCAAATAGCAGATCGCTATGCTGCTGGTGGATGGAAAATTTTAAAACCAGCATTAACGTGGATGATGATAAGTTTCGTGATAGTTTGGTTAGCAAATGATTTCAGATATACTATAGAATTCAGCACCCGAACGGTATTACTTTCTTTACCGTTGGCAACCTGTTATCCCATAGTGTTGAGTGTTGTTTCAAGGCACTTATCTCTAAAGCTGAGGAAAAGAAGGGAGTTACTGGAAAAACAGGCTCTAATGGATCCTGGCTTAGATCTGCCAAATCGTCGCTTTTTTGAACAGAAAATGGAAAGTGCTTTTCGTGCGACGCGTAAAAAGAGAATTCATTCATATCTTATGCTCATTGATGTTGATAATTTTAAAAAAATTAATGATACATATGGTCATGAAGTTGGCGATGCGGTGTTATCTCGTATATCAACAATATTACGAGAGTGCGCTGGCGAGAAGGATGTGCCAGCAAGATTTGGTGGCGATGAGTTGGCTATTATTGTTAACAACAGTAATAGCAAGCATGTTATAACCATGGTTCATATAATTCAGAAAAAAATTAAAGATCTTTCATTACCTTCTCATAAAGACATGTACTGTACTGTCAGTATCGGTATTTCTTGTGCAGAAAATAAAGAATCAATCATTGAGTGGATTAAAGAGGCTGATAAAATGCTATATGAAGTTAAACGTAATGGGAAGAATGGATATTGCATGCCGAATGATTGATGATGAAATAATTTCTGATCTCATGATTTTATACATATATATGTTTAAGAACGTTTATTATCCACAATTATAACAAGGATAAATCTCTTCGAAACCATGGTGATGCTACCAACTTGCTGATTTAGTGTATAATGGTGTTTTTGAGGTGCTCCCGTGGCTTCAGTCTCCGTCTGCTGTCCCTCCTGTTCCGCTACTGAAGGCGTGATGCGTAATGGCAAAAGTACTGCCGGGCATCAACGTTATCTCTGCTCTCACTGCCGTAAAACATGGCAGCTCACCTTCACTTATGCCGCTTCTCAGCCCGGTACACACCAGAAAATCATTGATATGGCTATGAACGGCGTCGGTTGCCGTGCCACCGCACGACTAATGGGCGTGGGCCTCAACACCATTTTGCGCCATTTAAAAAACTCAGGCCGCAGTCAGTAACCTCCCGGATACAGCCGGGCAGTGATGTCATTGTCTGTGCGGAGATGGACGAGCAATGGGGCTACGTCGGTGCAAAATCACGTCAGCGCTGGCTGTTTTACGCGTATGACAGGATACGCAGGGCGGTGGTAGCCCACGTTTTCGGTGAACGCACTATGGCCACACTGGAGCGTCTTCTGAGCCTGCTGTCAGTTTTTGACGTGGTGGTATGGATGACGGACGGCTGGCCGATGTATGAGTCACGTCTGAAGGGAAAACTGCACGTCATCAGTAAGCGTTACACGCAGCGAATTGAGCGACACAACCTGAATCTGAGACAGCATCTGGCAAGGCTGGGCAGGAAGTCCCTGTCGTTCTCAAAATCGGTGGAGCTGCATGACAAAGTCATCGGGCACTATCTGAACATAAAACACTATCAGTAAATTGGAGTCATTACCCGAAACCATAAGCGCCTTTCAACTTACATTGGACATCTGCCACCCAAGTCATTCGCGTAATGCAACTATCTGATCCAAATAGCTTTAATATTGAAATTATGTTTCTTTTTTAACCTTCCTTTTCATTTGATTTGAATAATCGATCGATACACAAAGTATGATAGCTTTTGCCTATCATTAGATCGTTATCGATCATTTTAAACTATTTCTCTTTCATATTTAATTATGACACGATTAGGATTATTCTTAGTTCCGGTGTTTTTTTAATGATAAAGAACAGTGTGGAAATAGAATCCTGTAGATTTGTTTTAGAACCATCTTACAAAAAAGATGGTTCTGTACATTCTTGGGAAATTCTCACGAAAAATGTTAAAAAAAAGAATGCTAATGGTTATCTTGCTAATGAAAGTGCTTTTTGTTTCAGCACACTAAGTGACAAACAAAAAATCGATTTGTTTAATAAACAGATATTGACAATTGAAGAAATTGATGCTTCTAAATTGAAGTTAAAGCCAGTTTCGTTGAATGTTGACAGTCTAATTAGCGATTATATCTTGAATGATAAATATATTAGCGATTACTTAAAAAAACAAAAAAACATTGCCTTTGAGATTAACGAAGAGTTTCATGAATTTAATACTAAATGCTGTATGATTGACTTAAAGTGTCTTTCGAAATTGTGTCCAGTATGGCTGGATGATTTTGGGAGGGGTTTAACAAGTATTACAATTATTCAGATGTTTAATTTTGAATGTATAAAAATCGATAAAGATTATTTCTGGGAAATACAGTATGAGAGTAAATTATTTAAGATATTAAATGAAGTAAAATCATACTGCAATTTCGTAATTGTTGAGGGAGTTGAGACAATAGAACAAAAAAATAAAGTACATTCTGTTGTTGATTGCGCTTGCCAGGGAAGGTTGTGGATGAGTGATTACTACTATGTTGAGATTTAA